ATGACTATCCAGGCAGAGACACTCGTACAACTGACCGAAGCGCTCCAAGAGCGAGGCATGAAAATGGTCTCAGACGTCCATTTCACCCGAGCACCCTATCGATACAACCATCGCTGGATCTGCATCGTAGAGTGAACATGCTTGTTGCCGGCGCCTGGATCGAAGCGTCCAGCCGCCGGCGCCCTCGGCTTCGCCCACCCAAGCCCAAATAACCGTCTGCGCCCGGGGATGTCGATAGAGGGTTGGGCGGCAATAAAAAACCCGGCGCGATGGCCGGGTCTCGTGAACGATAACAATTGATCGGGCTTACTTAGCGCCGCCATTATCTCGGCCCGTCTGGGCGTCCTGATCAGAGCCAGGATTGCCGGGTGGCGGATTCCAGTCCTCTGGTCGTTCGTCGGTACCCTGCTTCGGCTCAGAATCAGCCTGCTCCAGGCCGGAATCATGACCCTCGCCAGAATCAGGGGTTTGTTCGTCTGGTCCCGGATATGGAGCTTCAGGGCCGTTGTTGTCGTCGATCATCATTCTCTCCCGTCAGTGGCGCAGGGGCTGCGCATATTAATGAGAGAAAATCCGCAGCCTCGGAGTGCGATCTGCTCGACGAGCGGGCATGAAAATCTCATACAACTGCGAGATCCATTTGGCAAATCACTTATTCCGTTGCAACCAACCTATCAACATGAACGCCAAGCCAGGTATCAATAACCCCGGCGCGACGTAAGCCAAGGTTCCGCTAGCGAGAAGACCATTTAGGCCGAAAACGAAGCCACAAATTGCAAGTGGCAGCCCAACAACAAACATTGGCTGTTTGAACGCCTTGTCCATGAGTCGACTCCATTCAAGAATTTTTTATTGAAACACAGATGCTTGTGCGTGTGGCGAGCAGATGCCGAAGGCTTAACCGAAGAAATTCGAAATCGAAAAGCCCCGCAAATCTCACGCGCATGAAAAAGGCCAATGTTTTGGACATTGGCCTAGATCATTGAAAAATATGGTCGGGACGGAGTGATTCGAACACTCGACCCCTAGCACCCCATGCTGGGGACGGTAGCTAGCTAAGTTATTGTTTTAAAAGGATAACATCCAGTTTATAGCGTAGCAAAACATCCGATTTTTTGTGATTATGCAAACGGAAAAACGGTGCTCCCAGAGGACGTTTTGCGCAAATACTGGGGATAAAAAAGCACCCTTTTAACATTCAAAATTCGTAACGCGTGACGCCCAAATCCCAATTTATTTCTGGATGCGCTACAGATACGTGAATAATCCGATCAGTGAGGTTCAACTCGAATGACCCCTGCTCTCCAGATACGTTCGCTGTAATAAAATGTATGCTGGTAAAAACCGTCATTTTCAGAGGGATTCTGGTATCAGGGCTTCTCATGCCATACGTAAAAGTTACACTTTTTGCGTTTGGTGGAACTGCCTGAGAGAGGTCATAAGTTACCCGCTCAGTCCAGTTTTCTTGAGCTACTACCGACGAGTTTTCCGCAACAGCCTGTATTTTTTTCAAGTTTTCCCAGATGCTTTCACCTGCCAGGCTAGATCCTAAATACATCAGAATAGCCCCCACAAGTGCAGCTAAGCATCCGACAACAGTGAAGAAAAATCCCACAAGATTGAGCTTGTCACCTATGCCTGACATCACAATTGCCTCCATTCGAGATCTCCGACAAAAGCAGAAGAGTAGCTCATAACCACCACCGCTCTTCCCCGGCGTCGCTGTTTATTAGCCCACTCATCGCATGCATAAAAATCGGAAACATAGTCAATAGCTGATTTCACTGATCAGTCCACCACCATGTCAAGGTGACCACGAAACACGCGCAACCTATTGATGGATAAAGAAAACACCCCTAAATTTGCAGGTTCGAAAACTGACGTTACCCGCTATAAGAATCAACAACTTAGCGCTGTATTTTCCTACAGTGCTCTGCCCTCCCTGGCGTTCTGCCGATCAAATCTCCCTCTGCTATTCTGGGTTCTTCCATGGAGGACACCCAATGCCGAACTCAGATCTACTCCCTTCCCTGCTCGTCAAGATCAACGAAAATCAACTCGCGCTCGAAGCCGCCATCATGGAACTCACCCTTTGGGTAGAGCAGCGCGGATCCGCCGATGTCGCCGAAAATGTCCGAAGCTCTCTGGCCGCGCTCGATCGGAATGAAGAATTCATCAAAATGACTTTGGCTGTTTTGATGACGCCCGACTGACAGCTCGTCGCCTCACCCTCGCCCGCTGGCACAGCCTCGATTACTGTATATGCAAACAGTATCTAGCAAGGCATTCCCGTGGACCCCCTCTATATAGAAGACACCGACGATTGGCTCGGCAACCCGACCCCGCTCGAAACCTGCCGACACCAGCTCAGGATGTACGAGAACGAATTCGAAGCTCTCACCCTTAAGCTGGAGCGTGCACTGGAAAATATTCAGGGCTTGGTCAGAGACAATGACGCTCTCAAGGAGGATCGTAACTCTCTCAGGACAAAGCTTCAGTACACCGAGGGGGATTTACTGAGCGAAAAACGCAGATTCGCTGAGGTGTCGCACCAGAGGGACCATCTCTTCCAAGAGAATCAGAGCCTTCTCAGGGATGCGCGGGATCGGCAGAACTGAGTGCCCTCACATAGGCCTGACACGCCTGCAACGCGATCAGTCCACGGTCGCCGGTGTCGGTGATGGCGATAATTCGTTGAGCATGCGCTGGGTCAAGTCGGGCGCGTACGGTTGCATTATCCACGCCGCCGGCGCCGGTGGCTTTTGGCACGTCACAGCCACTGGCTGAATCCGCGTCGATGAGGACTGACAGCCGCAGATCAGCAGTGGCAAGGCGATCGCGCAGGCGATCTTGGTCACGTTGGGCATCGCTCAATTTCCTGTAATGGGTTTGCTCACTGGCCGCCAGTCGCTGCTCGAGCGCCAGGCGCTTGTCCTGCTCGGCCATCTGCGCCTTGGCGCTGGCCGCGGCAAGCTGACTCAGCGTCTCGCCGTTGAGCCTGGCCTGCTCGGAGAGCTGCCGGTCATAGCGCCAGTCTTGGAACTGCCAAGCGCTGCCGAATCCAGCGAGCACCAGCACCAACACACCGACCAGTTTCCAAGGCAACGCCATCACGGCACATCCTTGAAGAAGACGTGACCACCCAGCTTCAGTGTCTGCTTGGCCTTCGCCGCCCATGCCGGCGCCTTGATGCTGGTGGCGTAGTAGTGGGTGGCCCCGCCGGTAGGATCCGGCACCTTGCCATCGATTACCTGGTCGGCGGCGATCCGGCACTGCGCCAGTTCGCGGAACGGGATCTGCTTCACGCCGATCAGGAACTGATAGTTCGGGTCGGCCTTGTTCCAGCAACTGAACTGATAGGGCTTCTGGCAGACGCCGGCGTAGCCCTCGCCCCACCAAGACTTTTCCTTTCCATCGAAAACGCGGTTTCGGATCGTCCAGGCCACGGCGATCTGGCCGGCCGCTCCCTCGCCGCGAGCCTCGCCCCACAGCGTGCGTGCGAGTACATCGCGGTCTTTTTCGGTTACAGGCATCACTTTTCTCCAGACGAAAAAAAGCCGGCGCGATGGCCGGCTCGGATTTAGATTGGGACTACTTCAATATGCGAAGGAAATCTTCGGCATAGATGCGACTCCCCCTTTCGGAAAGGTGGTGGGAATCTCGATAAAGCAAAATCCCCTCCTTGCTGATGCTGCAAACGTCACGCGTGCAGAAGACACCCAACGGGTCGTACACCTCGAGTTGCGGGTGTTTCGTCTTCAGCGCCTCAAGCATGAGCCTAAGCTCACTCTGCCGAGCAAGAACATCAGCCTGCTTCAGTGTGCAATTCATCAGAGGGTTGCGCAGACAGTCACGCGGAAACCATGGCAGCTCGGGGGTATCGACATTCAATACGACCCGTTTCCCAGATTCTTCCAGCCGAGTAATCGAATTGTCTAGCCCGGCCTTAAATATATCGGCATAGGACATGCCCTCGCCGCCGTCCATGCTGATTTTCACAAAGCCCGGCCCGAGACCGCTTTTCACGTGATCCGCCGCGTATTTGGTTGGCAGGAAATACCCCCCGAAGAACGAGAGCACAACGACGCGAACGCTCTCCCGCTGTTGAAGCCAGTCGAAGATTGCCTCCATACGGCGGCTGCAATCCGGCTGACTGCCTACTACCGAAACCCCAAGTACTGGCGGGCAACTGTTGTTGGCGAGCAATATCCATGACCGCTGCTTGTCACTCGCCACGATGCCGGGAAACTTGTCGTCAGCATGACTATCGCCCACAAGAGCTATGTTCGGATTCACTCCTATTGGCTCCTGGCACATGTCCAAGTCAGACAGCCCAGTGCCTGTACACGCTCGGTACCCGGCTACGTGGTTGGCGGGCTGCAGATCGGCCGACTTCACGGCAATTGCGCGCTCTGGCGCCCCGCCGCTGGCGAAGATAATGTAACCAGTAACGCCCAGGACGATCATTGTGGCGACGAGCGCCGGGGCAAGCGACCGCATATGTCTGACCCGTCGTTCGATCAGAGCGTAGGTGGCCCACGCCAGAACAATGGACGCCAGGACCAGCGCCACGCGCATAGCGAGAGGTGGCTCCCCACCCTGAACAATCCTTGCGAATGACAGCAACGGCCAGTGCCACAGATAAAGCGGGAAGCTGATGAGCCCGATCCAAACCATCAGGCGATTGGACAGTACCACACGGTTAAGCCATGCGTGCGGACCGGCCGAGATAAGCAAAGCGGCTCCGATCACCGGCAGTGTTGCCCACCAGCCCGGAAAGGCCTTTTCTTTGTTGGCCAGAAGCACCGCAGTCATGACCAGCGCCGCCCCCAGCAGCGACTTACTGTGGCGCGCAACGCTGCCGTTCGAGGCCTCGCTCAAGTCAGGGCGATACATGGTGAGGTAAGCCAGGCCTGCACCTACCAATAGCTCCCAGAACCGGGTTTGCGGTGAATAGAAGGTTGCGACCTGATCGGTCTGAACTCCGATGAGGTTCAGTGCAAATGAAATGCAGGCTACGGTTACAAGGCCCCACAAGGCGTTCAGGCGCAACTTGTGAATCGCAACCAGCAGGATCGGCCAAACAATATAGAACTGCTCCTCGATCCCAAGCGACCAAAGGTGCAGCAGCGGTTTTGTTTCTGCGGAATTATCGAAGTAACCGCTCTCACCCCACAGCACCAGGTTAGAAATGAAGCCGGCACCCGCCGCAGTGTGCTTGCCAAGCTGTGCGTACTCGTCGACAAACAGCAGGAACCAGCCTGCCAGCAATGTGACAAGCAGAACGGTGATCAGCGCTGGGAATATCCTCCTAACACGACGCCCGTAGAATTCTGCAAAACTGAATGAAGATCGATCGAGGCTGCCAAAAATAATGCTGGAAATCAGAAACCCTGAAATGACAAAGAAAACGTCGACCCCTACGAACCCGCCGCGAATGAGGGAAGGGAAGGCATGAAACCCGACAACGGCCAGCACGGCGATCGCTCGAAGGCCATCAATGTCGGGGCGATACTTGGGATGAATCGGTGCATGAATTTTCTTTGAAACGGTAAAACTACCTTCCGGCTGGCCAACATTCATCAGGCGTAAATCTTCCAAGGATCTGATTTGCGCGACAACTTACCTGAACAACCCCATCAATCCAATGGCGAATCAACCTTCTAGGGTCTAGATCTCCTTCAGTGCAAGCCTCACCTTTTCTCTGCCGTTGGTGCAAAGGCGCAGCGGAGGAGCCTGTGCAATTGAAATGCATCTATTGAGCGTTCGCCTTCAGTTCGTCGATTTCGGCCTTCAGGGCTTTGATGGCCGATACCAGGTACGGAATCAGCCCGGTGTAATTGACCCTCCAGATGTCTTGCTCGATATCAGGTCTTGCCGGAGTAACCAGCAGGGGAACCACTTCGTATAGCTCCTGAGCGATTACGCCAGCCTCGTGGTGCGGATAATCCGTGGAATCCAGGAAGTCACGACGATCGAATTCAACCGGGCGGATCTGCATAACTCGATCAAGACCGTCCAATATTTCAACGTCGTTTGCCTTCAGGCGCCGGTCAGAGCCTTGGCTCACCGTGCCAGGCACGTTCAAGTTGCCGGCATAGGTGTAGGTCATCGTCGGCCCGGTTGCGGTGTTGTTGGAGTTCACCGACCGCCAACTAAAACCACCAGAGCCGGCGCCTTGGTTACATACCCAGTCACCAGACCCGGACAGCCCACCTCCACCGGTGTTCCAAAGCTGATAGAGACCCTGACCCGCACCGACGTTGGTTGTGCCGCTGGTTCTGACAAACGCCGTAGCCAGAAGACCGGTTATGTCGTTATTGCTGCCGGATGCCGCAGCGCCAATACCCAAGCGAGCTTGCGATTGATTGCTCCCGCCAGTCCCACCCTGCCCAACGGAAAGCGCAGTAGTCAAACCGGTCAGCGATGTGATGTCGCTGTTGACCCCCTTCAAGGCCCTACCGGTGATCTGCGCCTGGAGCTTACCCATAGCTGCCAAAACATTGTCAGTGGCAGTAATCACTGTCGAGGTGGCCGCGCTCAAGCCGGTCAGCGCCGATTGCAGCACTCTGGCGCCGGTAAAATATTTGTTCGTTGCGCCTTCTGGAACAACATCTGAATCCAGTGTTGCCGACCCCGTGCCGCCCTTGGCGACCGGCAATATCTCGTAGTTGCCGGTGGTACCCAGAGCGGCCAGTTTTTGTCCCCACTGAAGATTGATGTTGTTGAAGGAGTCAGCCAAAGCCTTGGGATACCCCTGCACCGGCATGATCGCGTACGCCACGCCACTCGCTGTTGGCCCTTTATAAGCCGGAATGATCGAGATGACAGTCGCGCTGGCGACATTGCCGATCTCGTAGTTGGCCCCGTCAGGACCGACAAAGGCATCACCGTTTTTTGCGTTCGCAGCAAAATCTGCATCAGTGCCGACAACGGTCGTTGATCCGTTGGTGACGGCAACAGTCCCACCTCTAAGCCAAGGCATGGAAGTATCCTAATTCTGGTCAATAAAAAACCCGCGCTGGGCGGGCTCGGTTTTTTATAACGGACGCATGGGTCGTGCAGCAAAAGTGGTTCTGCCGTTTTTGGCAGTGCCGCCCTCCGAACTCACCATTGCCCCGACGTATCCATTCAATGTCGCGCGGACTCCGGCGTGGAAACCGCAGGGCGTTTCCAGTGTTGTGTTGCCGTTGTAAATCTTACCTCCGAGCAAGGTCGAGGCGAGGAAGTAATCCTCATAGGAGCCCGTCCAAGGCATCTGGTAGCCGCTCCAGTAGATCCCGGACACTTCGCCTCCGCGGTTGTCCAGCGTCCAGCCTTCATTGATCGGGAAGCCTGTCATCACAAGAAGATTGTCCGCACCCACAAAAATCTGTTCATTCGCAGCATTACGCAAACGCAGATCGTATTCATTGGGTGGTGACGTTGAACGGAATGTAGCGACCAGCCATCGACCGCTACAGTCGGTACTGTTGAAAGGTGCCATCAAATGCAATTTGAAATAGAAGCCGGTCCAGTTACCCGGCCCGCCCATCTGCATCAGCGTGTGATACATGCCGTGATTGTTCGGGTTCAAGAAAACATGTGGCGCTTCGGTAGTTGTTATAGGTATCGGATAGGTGATGACTGCCGTAGTAATGGTTGTCGATGATGTCGGAGTTTTTCCTATGGCGTAGCTCCCAGACGCCGCTACGTTCAAGACTTTGTTGTCACTGTCAATCTGGAAGAAATTCTGGCCGTTACGCGACCTGAATCCGTAGTCCATGCCACCTCCTATTGGTAAGTCAGAATAAACACGTTGAGCACCAGCCCTTGCCCGCGCCGAACTCTGAGCTGTCCTGCCGACCAAAAAACAGCGGGCAACGCGGCAAACTCATTCGCCTGGCTGCCAAGGGTCACGCACACAAACGACTGCGCGGTGATCTCAGGCATGCTGATGAAGCTGGTGAAGTCGCTGGTGATGGGCGGCACGGTGACTTGTCTGGTCACAATCGACCGGACTGTCATCGTTGATGACTCAAGCGTCACCCGCCCCATCGCGTCTTTCGTTCTCGCACCGTAATAGTCCATTACGTCATCTTCCCGAGCGCTGCGCGCTCGATGTAGTTCAAGTCGTAGACGTAGATGCCGTTGTTGTTCAGCAACGTATAACCGGTGCTGGACTGGCCACGAAGCGTGAAAGTACCCGCCGGTATATTGATCTCCAGCAGCGGCAACCCTTGCGAGTTGAGAGCCGCCGATCGCAGGGTCATCCCCAGGACCAACTCCTTGATGAAGGCTTGGCTGATGATCGCGGTGTTCATAAATACCTGGCCGCCCTGCACAACAAACGGCGCAATCATCTGGCCGCTCACCTCATCGAGGATCGCGAACCGTTGAGCGAACGCAAGGATCTGCGACTCTTGCTGCTCACCTTCCACGCCGATGGCCAAACCTGACATCACCGTCCGACCGCCAACCGTGGTCGAAGTCTTGATGGTGGTCAGCGCAGACACCTTCCCGTTGAGACCAGAAACAGCCGTACTAGCAAACTCTGCCTTGGCCGTAGCGTTGTTGGCAGTTGCAGTGAGAGTCTCGATTTTCTGAGCAGTGGCCTCCTTATCTGTGGCAACTACCTCCTCAAGCGTGGTGAGGTTTGCTGCGTTCTTGCCTACAGCAGCATCAAGCGTGGTGATACGGGTTGCCGAGGCCAGATTCTCCTCTGCTCTGACCTTATCGTTGGTGACGATACTGGCGGTACTTTGATAGGCCTTCAGTGCGTCATTCATAGCCCCCGTGCCATCGTCCTCTCGCCATGCTGCTTGCAGCGCCTGCATCGTCGACGCATGCGCCGTGACCTTGCCGTCGATAGTTTCGATCTGTGTTGAATGCGTCTGGATTTGCAGCGCCATGGCATTGGTGGTTTCAGCAATCGTACCCATGTCGTACCAGAACTCAGCATTCGGCGGCGGCGTTTCAACCGGAACAGCCTTGATGGCTGAAAACAACCGGCCATCGAGCCGCACCACCTCACCCTTCCCGTACGGCTTGGACGGGTCATAAACCATGGCGTCAGTGATCTCGCCGATCAGGCCTTCAAGCTCCTGCTTGGCCTGCTCAAGTCGCTCATTGACCGAACCTTCGCCGTCACCGGAGATCTTGCCGATCTCCTGGAATAGCTTCTCGCCCAGTGCGGATTCTTGAATTTTCCCGAGGAAATACTTCTCGTACTCGGACTGATCGATGCTCACTTGGCCGTTGATGCCGTCAACCAAAGGAAACCACGGCCCGACGTTACCAATTCGATCCACCAACCGCCCCCAGAAGAACAGACTGGTGCCCGGCACGACGTTCTGCATTTCGTGATTCGATTGTGGGTAGGCAAAATCAGCCAACTTCACGGCTGTGGCCAAGTCGTTGATTTTGTTATTCCAGATTTCAGTGCGCTGGGTATCTTCTGCACCAGGTGGGAATCCCCATTCGAGCCCAATGCCATAGACCTTGCTGATCGTTTTCAGATACGCCAGCGCCGGCGGCAGCCCCTGCTTACCGCTGAGGTTGGTCAGGATCGAGTTGCGCCACGGCGACGTGATGTCGAAGGCGCTCACTGCGCGGACGCGAGCCACGTAGGCACCGGCATAGATGCCGACCACGTCCACGTTGGTCATGCCAGTGCGTTGTAGCTTGATCCAGTTGCCGCTGTCCTTGCGCCACTCCACGTCATAGCCGACGGCTCCATCCACGGCTGGCCAGCTGATGGTCATGGTGGCCACGGCCATCCCCTGCACAACCGACGACGTCGACGAAAGCGACACGCTCGCAGGCGCCGGAACAACGGTTATTGGAATCACGCTGATCGGGCGTTCTTCCAGGCGGGCGCCGGTATCGATGAAGGCGAACTTGCTCGGCTCGAACTGTAGCGCGCTGATTTCGTAATCGCCCTCGGTGGTGCGTTTGGTGCGCAGCACGCGATACAGCGGGATTGCCAGATCATCCGCGTCGAGCGCCCATTGCAACTGCGCCACCGGCAGTTCGCTGTAGGCGACCGTGACGGTCACCGCGCGCCCGTTCACGCTCTGCACGGTCCGACCTTCGGCGCGGCCGCCCGGCAGGTTGATGATCAAACGATCGCCAGCCTTGGCCTGGGTGTCTCGATCAAGCGTGATCACCCGCCCCGCCACCGCCGAGATACGGCCGCCCACTTCGCGACCAGCCAGCAGCGAATCTGCCACCGGGATGATATGCCCCGGCAGCGGAATCACGCCTTCCATACCGGTCTTGAACGAGACGGTGCGGTCTTGGTTGTTGCTGAGGATCGCCCACTTGCCACGGCGCTGGGCCTCGGAGGCGCGGGTGCAGCCAATGGCGCTCAGCTCCGTGGGTCGGTCGCCGTAGCGGCGCTGGAGATCCAGGTCGGCGAATGGGATGACGTCGGTGTCGTAGTTGTTCGCCGGGTTGTCGTAGCTGACCAGCGCCCGGGTGTAACGGGTTTTCGCCGAGGCACTGCCATAGGAGAACTTACCGTCGATCACATTGGCCCGGGTGAACACGTAGTCGAAGTCCTGCGCGCGCGGCATGTCGGCCTGCATCACCAGTTGACCCTGCGCCCAGTACGTCATGCCTCGGTAAATCGCCGAGATATCACGCAGCAGGGACCAGGCGTCAGCCTTGCCCTGCAGGTTCATGTCACACAGAAAACGCGGTTCCTGGCCGCCTAGCCCGTTCGGCACCAACTGATCACAGTACTGGGCAATCCGGTACAGCTCCCACTTATCCACCATGAAAGGCTTGATTCGCTTGCCCAGCCCGAAACGGTCTTCGGTGCACACCCCGTAGGTGATCCACGCAGCGTTGTTCGTCCATGCCGATTTCATCGAGCCGTCCCAAGTCCCGGTATAGGTGCGCAGGATCGGGTCGTAGTTGCTCGGCACCATCCAGCGCCGCGCCTTGCACTTCACGGTGACGGCAGGAATGTTGGTGAACTGCTCGGCGTCGAATTCGATATAGAGCAGCGCGGTGTTCGGGTAACGCAGCTTCGCGTCGATCACTTCGGTGTAACCGGCCACCAGCATGGTGTCGGCGATCTTGTTGGTGTTCTGGTTCGGCGTCAGGCGGCGCACGCGGATCTGCCAGCCCGTGGTGGCGTCCGGCAAATCGATGCGACGCGAGCGCTCGTAGCGCGTGGTGGTCTTGCCGTCGACTGCATCCACCAGAACTTGCTGATAGGAGCCGCCATCAGTGGCCACGTCGATCGCGTATTCGATTCGGTAGCCGCCGACGTTGCCCTGGTCATCAGACCGTTGCAGCGCTGGCCAAGCCAAACGCATGCGCACGGCGGAAAGCTGGGTGTTAGTGATCGAGCGCACCCACGGCGAATCGCTGCGCAGTTCGATGTTCAGCGACGTCTCGTTTTCCACCGATGGAATGCCAGGGATATAAGTCTGGTCCACCGAACCCGGGCGCCAGTCCCATTTCACGTTCGGGAAGTTGTAGTTTCCGCTGGCATCGCGGATCGGTGTGTTGTCCAGGTAGATGTCGTAATCGGTCGGGACGCTGTCGAACTCACCCTCGCCCACGGCGATCAGCAGTTTTGCAAGGTTGGTCGAGCGCAGGCTGTCGCTGGCTTCGGTTGGCGACTTCGGCTTGCTGCTGCCGCCCTTCTCGCCGCTGATGTCGATCTGTGCTGCTGCGCCCATGCTTTCCTCCAGGCGTAAAAAAACCCGCCGAAGCGGGTTAGGTAGTGATCTGTGCGGTGGAACTTCTGAAACTGCGGGCAGATGGAGAAACTCTAAAGACAGGTCTTGGCGCTCGCGACGCGGCGATCGATTATCCATCCCATGCTGCCGCTAGAGTAGAACCGAATTATGGTTTGCCCTTTTTCGCCGATAACGTCCGCCATCTCTCTGTTTCCGGCGTTAACCACAGACTTCCCACCGCCTGGGCGAGGCTGAAGGCTCACCGCGTAGTGAACCCCCGCCAGCGACTGGTTTTGCCAGGCATAAAGGATGCATTCTGCAACCTGCTGCTCTGGCTTCTGGGTTGTGAAAGTCTTCTCAGGCCCCTCTGCCCGCATATCTTGAAGTGATGTGGTACAGCCGCCAAGAGCAACAACACAACAAACTGCTGCGATAATCCTTTGCATCGTCTTCCCTCCGAAAATGGCGACTGTATCACCGGCCGGTCCCAGGCCGTTAAGCTTTGTCTTCAGCCAGGATCGAGGCCGAGATGATCATCCCGCCCCACCGGCGCTCGCCGATGCAGATCGGTACCGGGTTGCCGCTGGCCGTGGTGTTCTTGGCGCTGCCGAAGGCGTAGGACGGGGAGTTCTCAGGGGATGCGCTTTGCTTCAGGCCTGAGGCTTGCGGGCTGAGCATTTGAATCACGCCGCCAATCGCCATCGACGCGCCGGCCGCATATAAAAACGGCGATGCGGCTGCAAATGGAGTGAATGAAAGTACATAGGCTGCGGCGATCATGACTGTGCCGATGATGGTCTGCAGGCCGCCAGCACGTTTGCTCCCGCCAATCACCGGAACAATGCGAATCTCCCGTGTACCGCCAAGATCGAATCCGTCCATCCCAATGTTTGCGCGATTCCGAAAGATCGCAAACTTCAGCCCAAGGCGCTCCAGTCGTTTAATTTCCTCGGCGAACCCATCAATGGTCGCATTGAGCGCACGGATCACCTCCACGGCCGATCCGCCGTCGAGAAGAAATGGCTTGCTTCGAAAAAACTTCTTCGCAAGCGAGCCGGACAACATGACTTTCGTCATTGGCGTGTAGGTAATCGCTGAGCACATGCCATTCTCCAGGCAATAAAAAACCGCCCGGAGGCGGTCTGTTCAGAGAGTCGTGGGCAGTATGTCGATCTGCCCATCGCCCCCGGTGAAAACTCGGTATTTCTTGACCGCGCCGTCTTTCACGATCGCTTCCCGCTCCACTCGGGCGGCACCCATGGAGCAGATGCCAGAGCCGGTGTACGCGGCGCCAACTGAAACCGAATCAGGCGGCAGATAGAAAGATGCCTTCTGACCCGGGTCGAGCTTGGCGGCTTGCTTGCCATCGATAAAAACGGCCATTGAACAAAGGCTTCCGGTCTGTCCAGAGTCGCGGATCACTTGCAGTGTCCCGTATGCCCCTGAAGGCTTGGACTGGTAGGCCGACAACTGACTGGCCGGCGCCTGCTTGGCTTCACTGGAAGGCGTTGGGGAAGTCGCACACCCCGCCAACAGCGCTACCGCCAACGCCCCTATCAAAATCCGCATATTTACTCCTTGTGGTCTCGCACGGTGAAGGTGAAGAAGTAGAACGAAATTTTTTCGTCCTCAATATCCCTCAGCTCGTACCGGATTCTATCCAGACCGTCGTCGATGCGAGTCACGATGAGGTCCATGAATTGGGTTAGTCCGCCACCGAAGTCGCTTAGGTTTAGTGCGCTGACATCATGAAAAACGGCCGTCACACCGTCTGTTTCTGGATCTTCCGAGGAAGACATAGTCAGCGTGAGGTTGTATTTGAAATCCACCATTTCGAGCCGCATCGAAGCTACGCAATTGTGCTCGAAAAAGAGCTCGTTTAAGCGAGACAGCTCCATTTACGACCCCGATGACAAATCAAGTGCTGCACTCAGCGCAGCCAGCGCTCCTACGATCAACTTCATGCAGGTCACTCCTGTGGGAAAGCTGCAAGGTTACATCGAAACGACGCTGGACGAATCCTCAGTAGCACCCCACCGACCTCCGATAGTAGCCTCTTGCCCTACCACTCAAAACGGGCGCCCGTTATGAATATGTTGAGAAGAGCACTGCTCACGTTTCGCAACCGAAAGAAGAAGACTTGGACTGATCTGAACGACTGGGCGCTTGCATTAATTGGAGCCCCGAGTTTTTTGGTGGGTAGCTTCTACCTATGGGTCGTTGCCACCAACACACCCGGCTTATTGGTCTTGTCCCGCGATCACGGCCTTCCATTGAAGGCAATTTTGGCCTTCGTCTTTTTGGGCGGTTTAGCATTGAGCAGCTGGTTCTTCCTGACGGTTGCGCGGCGATGCAACGAGCTACTCTACGAACGTAACTTCAAATAGCCCAACCCACCGGACTTTGTCGGCCATGATTGTATGCACGCCAATGAACAGCGAAGACACCGCTTCGCTAAAAGCCCCCCTCACTTTCAAATGTCTGAGCCATAACAATCGTGATGATGGTTCTGTTGCGCGCTACGACGTAGAAGTTACCGACACCCAGAGCGGCAAGATCGCGACGATTTCTGTGGAGCCAAGACATCTCGCCTCGGCTCGCAGCATGAAAACAATTCTTCTAGATCGATGCATGCTCTACTCGGCTTCTCAGAAGAAGCACGACCAGATTCTTCTTGAGATGTTTGAATGTACGCAAGACCAGATTGAGAGCGAATATTTTTGCTGAAATAAGGGGTCGCGCTTTACAGATCAATACTGTGTAGACGAGTGCGCGAGATAACTGATGGAGCTAGTGGATATGAAAAGCCCGGCAGAAACCGGGCTCTGTTGATTCTTATGCCTTACCGGAAATCGAAACATGCACCTGTGACTTTCCGACTCGGTAACTTTCAGCTAATTTTACGACAGCCTCATCCAAGGATAAGAATCCTCGCCGGTGCAGGTCAGTCCTCAACTGTACCTCGTCGCCAATACTAAAAAAAGCCTCATCTGAAAACTCTAAAAGCTCTGGTCTCATCCTTTCAAAGGAGTGGTAGCGAAAGACCTCCGGAACTTCCGGTTTTCCCCACGATAGTGAACGTAGCTCAGAGAATCGTACAGTCACCAACCCACCTTCTTCTTGAGGGAGTAGAACCTCTTCTGCCTTCAACACCCAGCTAGGGATGCGGTTATAAACCCCAACTACATACTGCAGACCAATAAGCTTAAATAAACTAATTTCCCCTAGTGGTAGCTTAAGTTCATGCGACTCCAGCATCACTTTATAGTCATCGTTGCTCAAATAAACGGAAACCGCTTTCACTTTTTTCACTTCATCCGTTGACATTTTATTTTTCCCTGCGATATCAAATAGACATCATTTTTTATCATGAATTGGCGAGGAATGGAATGTTAAATTCACTGTAAAAATCCCCAGTAACGCCCCTCTCCCGCCAATAGTAACCTCTGCCCTCACGCAACGGATTCCCCAGTCCTTTGCCTGCAAGCCCAAGGACTGGGATTGCGCCAATCTCGGCGCGTTTATGACCTGGAGGTCACCATGGCAAAAATCGTAACGCAAAGTGAGATCGTGGCGCTGGACTTGGCATTTCGCTGCCTAGTCGCAAGCTTGAAACATGCCGGAATTCTTGATGAAGAGCTTTACACCGCCAGGCTGAAGTCACAGATCCTGGGCGATTATCCCGTCGCCGAAAATAAGGAGATCTTCAACTTAAAGCTTCAGAGCTACGTGGATGATATTGGTCGAGTGAAAGGCCCGGCCGAATAAGACGGCTGATGAGGGCTGCGGTCTTTTTATCGGCTTCAGCTCTCAATTTCGCTTCCTCATTTACCATTCCTTCTTGCTGTTTGCCCATGATTCTCTCCCGCGGCGTCGCCGCTTCATTTAATTGGTTTTGCGTTTCTGTGCCTTAGAATCAGGCGTGTCCGATCTAGCCAAGGCCCGCCGAAAACAATGACTTCCGATGGCCTACCATACAGGTGGTGCAGCAGGAACGGCCCGGGACCGAACGTTGCGGCATCCTCACTTGGCAGCGCAGGATCAGTACCAAGGAAGATCCCGGCGTGGTTCGGATAAACGGTGCGCCCCACTTCCATCACGATCATGTCGCCACGTTTCGGCTGGTCGACGCGGTGGAAGCCGGCGGCCTCGTAGTTCGCCTCGTAAAGACTGGTGTTGTCCTTGCTCTCCCACCAGCCATCGGCACGCTTGAAGGCTTCGAACTCCAGCCCCCACTCGCGCTTGTACCAATCGGCGCATACCTGCCAACAGTCCCAGGCGCCGTGCACGAAAGGCCTCTTCAGCAGTGGCACATCACCGGTCGGAACGATGGTACGCAGATCGCCCTCGGGCCAGCTCAGGATGTGCCATGGCATCGCGGTCGCTTCGCACATGGCGAGGTCGCGCGGTGACGGCCTGCTGGTCGCGTCCGGATGCGAATGCACGACGCCGATCACCTCGCCTATGCCCTCGGCCGCGGCGTACTGCTCGGGATCGATTCGGAACTCTTCGTTCGGCTCGGTCGAGACGTTGATGCAGGGGAAGTATTGCTGCTTGCGCCCGATCGCCAGCAACAGCCCGCAGCACTCTTTCGGGTACTCGGCCGCCGCGTGCGTCTGGATCGCGTTCAAAATGTGTTTACGCATGTCAGCTCCGTGCGATCAAGGAAACAGCCGGGAAGCCGCCGTGTGGCAATGGATTGTTCTCGCCGAAGCGAGGCATGCAGCCCTTACCCAGCGTGGCGTCGCACTCGTCCAGTTCGGGGTTGTCGGTAACGACGCCATCCTTCGTAACGTATGGGCCGGTGTAACCGCAGTTCGGCCCGCGGTAGCCGCCGGTGAGGCACCAGTGACACAACGTCGTGGCCTGCCGTCCAATCGACTCGTTTCCGACGTCGCCCGGGCTGGCTAGCTCCCAACTGACGTTTTCCCCGTCCTCGTTCGTTTTCTGGTCGATGTACCAGACCTCGATCGTTTCTTGGGTTGGGTCTGCCGTCGGGTTGCCGGCCGGGAAGTTGGCGGCATCGAGGTAGCTGCCCAGCGTGTGGCGCATCGTCAGCTTGAACTCGAGCAGATCTTCGAACGCCAGACAGAGCGCGGTGATGCGCCCGTTGACGTTGCCCACCGACAAAGTGGGCCGAACCGCCGTACCATCCCCGTTCGCCTCTATGCCTTCGATCTGCATCGGCCAGGCGCTGTACTCGTTGCCCTGCCAGTAGATCGCTTTTGCCGGCAGTTGATCGGCATCGTCTCCGGCGGCGATCAGCTCGTCCGCCGAGTGCGGAATCGCGTGCCCGTGGAAGCGCAGCACGTCCGCGCCGTAGTCCGTGCCGTCCAATTCAAAGAGCAGCACTTCGCTGCCAGGCTCAAGCACCTGGATGTCACTGATCAGCGGCATGATCGCCCCTTATGGATGGAATGCACGCTCGAACGTGGCGGTAAGTTTGAAAACCCCACCGCCCACCGGAGTGGGCACGGGGTTCTTGCAGGTGAACAGGCCAAGCTGGCCCAATGGCGTGGTCCAAAGGAAGGCTTTTGCCCCTGCATGCCGGTCGAGGAACGCCATGATCTCCAGCACCTTGGCCTGAGGTCCGCTGTAGGTGATCGGGTAAGCGTCTTCCTTGTTGTTTGGCCCGTCGCCGACTTCCTGTTTGTAGCCGTCGCCAAACTGCGAGGTGCGCACTCGATAGGAAATCTCGGGTGAATCACCATGCTGAGTCGGCCAAGTAAATTTTTCGATGGCCATCAGCCCCTCCCATTTGTAAGGCGCCAAATAGAACCGCCTGGCTGAATCGCTCGGGCGATAGCGGTTTCAGCTTCGGTTTTTGCCGCCTGCTGAATACCCTTGCCAAGCTGCGTCGTATCCTCAGTACTGGCTGCGCCGCCACTGCCTTGGGTTTGCACCGATACAGCGACGGGGAAGTTGTAGACGTTGCCGCCACCACTCCCGCCGCCACTGATTGCGCGCACACCCAACTGCCCGCCGGCCGTGCGGGTCAGCGGCATGATCGCCTCCTCTCCCGCCTCGCCCATTACACCAAGCCCACCGCCAGCCATGCCGAACGCAGTAGGCTTGCTCACGATCGAGTTGGTGAACGCAGCGCCATTGGCAAACATCTGCACGCCGTTGGCCCATGCCCCGCCGTCAGCCTGAAAGTAGGCGGACGAGTAACCAGCCTGGGAGGCCCCGAGATTGGATGAAGTTGCGCCAGCGGATCCAGCCGCCAGCCCGTTACCGCCGCCTCCGCCAGTGAAGTAACTGGTGGCCGCACCAACCAGACTGCTCAGCAGCGCCGAACTGGCCTGACGGGTCGCAATGCGCGCCATGTCCGCCAGAATCGACTTGGTGAAGTCAGCAAACGACAGCTTCCCGGTCATGGCGAAGTTGACGACTGCGTCTTCCATCGAGCTGAAGGCGTTGCCGAACAGGGTCTTTGTCTGTCCGGCGATATTGCTCGCCGAGTCCAGGTAATTGGCCCAAGCCGACGTTGCGCCCTTGGTCCAGTCCCCTTGAGCTTTCTCGACATCGGCGTAGTTCTGCCGGATCTGATCGGTTGCGGCCTTGTTCGCATCGGCAAGAGCCTGCGACTTACGGGCGAACTCCTCCTCCGACATATTCCGCGACGGATCGGACTTCTGATTTGCCAGTTCCAGCGACTGCTGAGCGAACCGATCCTGTTGGCTGTTCAACTCACTGTTGAGCGCGTTCTGGCGATCGCCCTGACCGACGCCGAGAACGGCTCGCTGCCCTGCCAGTTCCAGCGCTCGCTGTTGCTGAGCCAGGGCCTGAACGTAGGTCGTGATCGCACGCTCTTGTCGGGCGAGACGGCCGGTCTCGTTTGTGGCCAGAACCTCGAGCTGGGTGTCCGCGTCCTTCTGCGCTTTGACCATGCCTGCGCGGGCGTCGGCGATCTTCTGGTCCAACTGAATGCTTTGCGCGGCGGAGGTGGTCTTTTTCGCCTTCGCGGCTTCCAGCGCGGCGATCTCAGCCTCGTATGCTGCGGTCACTTCGTCGCGCTCATTGCCGATCAGCGCTTCGCGTTTCAGGGCATAGTCGGCTTGAGAAACGAGTCCGGCCTTCTGCGCCGCGTCCAGTTCCTTCTGGGCGTTTTTATAGTCAGCGCTGATGGCGGCCAAAGCGTTTTTGGCATCATTGAAGCCTGTCAGGTCGACTTGAGAAGCTGCCGATTTCGGATCTTTGTTTTTATCTTCAAGCCCTTTTTTCAGCGTGTCGTAGGCGCCGCCAGAAAACTTGCTGCCGTCGTAAAATACGCCATCAAGCAGGGGCGACTTCTGTCCTGTTTTCTCCGCATTCTCGTACAGGGTTTTGAACTGCTGGTTGAGCTTATCCAGCGCGGCCTTGCGCTTATTTAGCGGATTAACGTCATCAAGCTGCGCATCGAGCGCTTTCTGAACTTCGATAGCCTTCTGATTGGCATCTGTGTTCTCACCGGTGGCGATTGCCAAATCGGTGCTTGCCGACATTCTGGCTTTGAGGCCGGCGAGCTTTTTCTCCAAAGCTTCGGTTGAGTCGTCATGCACGCCAGTGCCCAGGCCCAACGCCGTGTTCAGAGAGCTGAGACCGTTGGAGATTGCGCCCGCTACTCCGCCACCCTTGCGGGTATCCAGAATGCGCTGAGTGATCTCGATCTGCTTGGCCAAGTCCGGGAATATTTCCGAACGGACCTCGGCGTACGCGCCTTTGATGGCTGATTTGATTTTGTCCCAGTCGCGCTCAACATCTGATAGGGACGCGCGATAGGCTTCCAATCGCTTAAGTGCGGCCTGATTCACATCTTCGCTGAGAACATCAAGCGCGCGCTGGCTTTCGCCCTGGTCATCGAGCCCTTTGATGACCTGGTACTGTTCGAGGGTCAGCAACCCATACTGACTGCTGATCTTGCCTGCGGCTTCTGTTGCCGTGTCGCCAGCGGTGGCGAAAGACTTGGCGAGTTCGGCAGCGCCTTGGCCAGTTACTTCACTCACGGCCGCTGCGGCTTCAGCCAGATTACGCATTTGCGTGCCGCTGGTAGCTGCTCCGGATGCAAGCGAAATAACTGCCTCGCGGGCGCCGGACAGATTGCCGGTGACGCGCCCAGCGCCGTCGGCCATGTCCTTCAGGCTTGCGATGGTCTGCCCCGCGCCGTTCGTACCGCCATTGATAGCGGCATTGAACTCGCGCGCCTGTTTCATTGCATCGAAGTACGCGTACCCCAGACTGCCGATTACAGCGACCAAAAGGCCAGCCGGGATCAACATCCCTGCGAGACTTTTCGCTGATTCACCGGCGCCAGCGCCAAGCTGAGCGATTGCGCGCGCACCACTGCCCAGATCGCCTGCCTGAATGGCATTGGCGAGCTGCATGACGTTTTCTTGAGCTTGGCGCGTGCCGAGCTTTAACTTGTCGAATGCACCCGCGGCTTCAGTCAGGCCCGCTCGGTCCTTGCCGATCTTGGCCAGGGCTTCGTTATAGCGCTCGGCATCGACCTGCCCAGCTTTGTGCAGGTCGTTTAGCGCCTTCTCCTGAGCCTCCAGCTTAGCCAGCTTGGCGGTCACTGGATCAATACCGTTGACGGTGCGCTTCAGCGCCTCAATCTGGCGATTCTCAGCCTCAATCAGCTTTTGCTTTTGGGCCAGCTCTTTGGCTTCCGCCTTTTCAATCTTGTCGTAGGCCCTACCCAGTTGATCCTGGTACTTCGCCTGCTCCTCGATGGTGACCAAGCCGCCCTTGCGGGCGCGCTCCAGCAATCCCTCAGCCTGAACCAGCGATTCCATGCTCGAGATATTGCCCGTCATCGCCTTGTCGAGCTGACTGATGACGGAGATTTCCGCTACTGCGCTGTCAGTTACTTTGCGACTTGCCCCGGCTTGACGGTCCCTTGCCGCCGTCGATTTATCGATGCCTTGCGCAATGTCCGCTTCTGCCTGGGAAACCTTTTTACCAGTGCCGGCCAGGCCTTCGCCTGTTTTGCCTAGGTCATCAATGGCCTTCTGGGCGCCTTCAGCAGAATCGACCAGCTTATCCAGATCATCAGCAGCCTTTGCGGCCTGCGACGACTCGACCGCAATACCCAGGGAAGCGAAATTGGTGCTCATTTGTTTTCTCTCTGTTCCGCCATCACCTGCAGGGCTTCAGCCTCCATCCGCCGGAAGTCGCTGAAAATGGTTTGTCGCTGACTGATCGGTACGCCACACATCCGAATCACACCGGAGAGAACGCTGTAGTCCATGCCTGTTGCGCCACACGCGCCTGTGCGCCACTGGGTGCTCATGGCCTCGAAGACTTTGAAGGCCTCCCAGTTGTCCGGCCAGATGCCGACTTCCTTGTCGGGAATGTCCTGGCGCGATAAGCCGAAGGCCATCAGGTCTGCATCTGATGGCCCAGGCTCATACAGGGCGCGGGAGGCGCTTAGGAGTTTCCCAGGCGGGCTTCGCTGAAGGCCTCGGCGTACGCGTTTAGCACTGCCTTCGGCGCCGAGTTGATCGAGTTAACGAGGATGCGCACGTTTTCAGGCGTGAATTCCTCTTCGATATCCCAGCCGACCACCACATCCAGCAACTGGTCTGCTTGCAGGGCGATCTGGGCGGCGGTGAAAGCTTTGAGGTCCATGTCGCCGACCAGCTTGCTCAGCTCGTCGTGCCGTTCGTTCCAGCCGGTGTACAGCTCGGCAAGCGCCGTGCGGTCCAGGTACTTGAACTCAAACTCAACCTTTTCGGCGCTGTATCCAGCCCGCTGGATCATCACCGGTGCCTTGAAGGTTGGTTTTTGGATCAACTTGAACTTAGCCATGGGTTACACCGCAGCCGCGTAACGGGCTGGGCGGCCGGTGAGCGCCAGGCTGATAACACGGGTCATCAGGTTGTTACGAGACATGGTTGGGGTCGAAGTGATCGACACATAGCCGTTGTAGATGATGCTGCTGCCGCCCGGCAGGTTCAGGCGAAGCAAGCGAGCCTGCTTATCATCGTCCGCAGCCTCACAGACGGCCACATACGGCTTGGATGGATCATCGGCTACGGTGAACGTTAGCGTGATCGGGTTCTTTGTGGTCGGCATCTGGCGATCATCATCGTCAGCCAGGAAGCCGAAGGTCAGGAACTGCTGATCACCACCACTGGAGTTCATCTCAGTAATCTGCGAGATCTCGGTGAAGGCTGTCACCTCGCGAACGGAACCAATCCCTGAGCCAGCGGGATACTGTTGAATGCTGGTCGTATTGATGTTCTCCAGCGCGAAGGTGCCGCTGGCGATCGTCCCAACCCGAACGCCGCGACCATCGAGGCGGGTCCAGCCAGAATTTACGGCAATGATGTCGCCCTCGGCCAGACCGTGCGCCGCAGCGGTCGCGACGGCTGGATTGGCGTTGGTCAAAGCGGTGAATGGGATCGCCGTGCCGTAGATGGACGCGATCTCAAGAGTGGCGCCGTTGGGCATTTGCATGGGTGTTTCCTCTTTTCAGAAATGACAAAACCCGCACAGAGGCGGGTTTCGGGGCTTGCCCAGCGGGCGGAATCAAGTGGCGATATCAGCTCGGTATTCGAACGAAACCGGCACGGTGTATGTGGGCGGATCAGGAATGCCAGGGCCGGGATCGACTGGCGACATCGTAACGACGGTGAGGCCTGCCTTTGTGTCTCGCGCATAAACCGGGAACAGCGCGCTCAACTCAGCCACAAGTGGGTTCGTCTTGGCCTTGCCGGTATTGGCCGGAGCCACAATGCTGACCTGGTAAACGCCAATGAATGCTCGATGGTCGCCGGCGAGCGTGCTGCTCGCGGTATCACCCGGCAGCAAGAACGCCCGCAGATAGGTTTCGCCGTCGGCCGGGTCGTATTGGATGTTTTCGAACACAACCTTGATCGGCTCTGACCGGGCCTTGCTCCAGGCAATCAGCTTGGCCTCGTAAATGGACGCGATAATGGCGTGGCTCATACCTGGTTGTTCCTTGCGGCTTCGTCGACGATCTGCTGGAAGCGGGCCAGGGTGATTCGGACCATGCCGCCGGGTGCATGGGTCGAATGCCCATACTCCAGCGGGATGCCGTACGGGAGATTATTCACGATGTAGGCTGTCTCGCCAGCCGTAAGTGCCTGGACCTGTAGTCGCAGCTTGGCCAGCGTCACACCGCCAGCCGGATCGGCCTGGTCAATCGTGCCTTCTGAGGGTGTGCCGATGGAAAACTGCCAGTTCCCACGAAACCGCCCACCAACGTAGTCCCTACCCGCGACCAACCCGTTCACGTTGAAATTCTGGTCGCGCTCGGTCTTGGTCAGGGGCTTGGCGTACTTCACGCCGCGCCGCAGCTTGCCAGCCTTGGTGAAGTTTGATTCGTTGAGGTTGATGATCGTGTTGCGGACAGCGACCTTGAAGTCGTAGTCGTCGGCTGCGCGGGTGTTGGTCTGGCGGTGATCTACGTTCGCGGCCCAGATTTCAGGATTGCCTACCGGTGACATGCGGATAACGCTGCTTCCGATCTCGATGACGATCTCGCGGATGGTCGCGTCGATACCACCCTTCGCGCGCTCAGCGAAGTCGCGAATGTTCTCGGCGAAGCTACCGTTCATGCTCGCGTACTTGTTCGTCATGACCGCACCTGCAACTCATACAGGATCGGCGTACCGGCAGGGTTGACCTCTTTCAGCGGCGGCACGATTGACCAAGTACGACCCTGAGCAACCACTTTGTCGAGCAGACCAGGCACCCAGGCCAATCCCTGCGCGGCGATCTTCAGTTTCTTGTCGCCCTGCTTGATGAGGCTGTTGTTCTGGAATTCTTGGCCGGTGAAGTCGAGCAAGATGCCTTGGGCGGCCTGCTCGATGGTAAAGCCCGGTGACTCGCCACCGGTCTCAGGGTCGTACTCACCCGGTTCGGTCTTGCTGATGGTTACGGGCTGGCCGAACTGCGTTATCAACCGCAGAGCGGTAGCAGCCGTGCGGTCGTAGAAGGCATTCATAGTCAGGCCCTTACAGCAAAGAGGCCTCGTTTGGCCAAGTAATCGGCGAACTGGGTTCGACTTGGACGATCCGGCGCGGCCGGCAATAGCCTGCCGCTTTTGTTGCTGATCGGGGCGTATTCAACATCAACCGCGCCTTCTACTCGTTCGCGAATTACCGCCCCCTGACGCTGATCGATCGGGTCGACGTCGTCGGTATGGATCTCGGCAGCCAGCGCCATCTGTCCGTACTGGATCCGCGCCGGCAGGTAGTTGTCTGGCTTGATCTCGTAATCCAGCTCGACGCCGCGGCGTGGCCAGGAGAGTGCCTGCTCGCTTTTGGACTTTCGCCCTTTCCACGTCATGCCATCCATTGCCAGCGCGGCCCTGCGCAGCAGCGCTTCCTGTGCTGGCACCTCCGCCGGGATAACCACGCCGAACTTCACGGCGTACATGGCCAGATCTTCGGCGGATGCGTAGCTTTCGGCGTCAGGCTTGCCGGTGCCGTCCTCAATGATGAGAGTCATGAATCAGCTCGCTGTGGTGTTCTGGATCGGGCGCCGAGCTGCCGGCACCCGCATTGTTACGCCTTCGGAAGTTCCGAGACCGCCTTTTCCAGCGACTCTTTCGAGGCGTTGGCCCGATAAGGTACGCCAGCAGCGTCGAGTTTGGCTTTCAGCTCGGCGATTTCCTTCGCCTCCTTGGTCTCGTCCGTTTCCAGCCGAGCCTGAGCGGCCTGAGCCAAGAGGTCGTCCACCTGCTTCTGCAGGAGCCGCGCCTTCTCGGCTTCAGAATCGCGCTCACCCGCCAGAGTTTCCATCTGTAGGCGAATGCCGTCGAGGGCGTCGAACAGGCGGATAGGCAGTTCGCCGCCGCCAGGGTGTTCCAGTTCAATCAGACCTTCGGCGGCGTCGATCAGCAACACGATGCTGTCGCGCTCTGCATTAAGCTTGCCAATCAGCTCCTGGAACGCAGCGCCGTCATAATTACCGCTATCGGAGATCAGCAGCACCGGTGCCGAATCAACCTGTCGCACCGTCACTTCCGGCACATCGTCAGCCTCGTCATCGCGGCCATTGGTGGCGTTCGCGTCAACAATGCGCAGGCCGTTTTGCTTGGCCAGCGCCTTCACATCTTCCTGGTACTGGTGGAACGGGCCGGGCAAGTACCAGATGTTTTTGTTGCTCATGATCATTACCTCGTCAAGCCGGGCACACCGCCCGGCTCAACATTCAGGGGTTACTTGGAGGCATCACCGATCAGAGCCACACCGGCGGTGTGCTTGATGCTGGTAGCAGTCTTGTCCCAGTTGGTACCGGTCGCCAGCTCGGCGTCGGTCGGAGACTTGCCGCCGGTGGTGGTGTCCCAGGTGTAACCCTTCAGGCCCAGGCCGAAGGTGTAGTCGGTCTGGAGCGTGGTTTCGATGCGCTCCTTGCCGTTGGTGGTCTGGACGTTACTGATGATGTCGCGACCGTCGTGCACCAACGCAGCACCCTGCACCAGAGACAGGATGATTTCCTTGTTCGGAGTGCCGGCCTGCATCAGCGCCGGGGCATCCGTCACAACGGAGATCTTTCCGAGGATATCCACCACACGAACGTTGCCCGCTTGGAACAGCTGCTGCTGGTTCGCCAGGTTCTGGCCGACCAGCTTGTGGTAACTGGTGCCCTGCATCACCTGGGTGACCAAGTTCTGACTGGCGTCGCCGAACTTCGCATGCGCGTTGTTCAGGCCGGCGTAGGTGATGCCTGCGGTCGCCGACACATCGTTGACTGCGGCGGCTTGAGCGGTGATCGCTGCAACCAGTGCCGCGATCGCAGTGTTCAACTGGTCCTTCAGCAGGATTTCAGCGAACGCGCGGCTCGCGACTTCGATACCTTGCGCGGTTGGGCGCTCCAGCCAGGTCATCTGCGATGGCTCATAGCGAATCGGGCCGAAGCCGCCGGCGACCTTCACCGAAGTGTTCTTCAGCTCGGTCAGGTCGGTGGCAGCAACGGCAGCGTTAGCGCTGTAGCGGTCTACGCGGCGCTGGGCAGCAGCAAGAGTCTGGAAAAACGACTCTTGGAGGAAGTCACCAGTGAAGCCGTCCGGGGACAGCACAATAGCGCCCCGGCTCGCTGCGTTGAATGCGGCGAGATATTGATCCAGCGTCTCGAGAGTCGCCGGCATGATGTATTCGTTGAAAACCTGCATTTGCGACAGGGACATGAGTCATTTCCTTACGATTGAGGGAGATCTGGGAACCGGCTTGCGATTGCAGCCGTGCGTTCCTCTTTGGTACCGCCGATTTTTCCTTTCGGGGCCCCGCCCCCACCACCTGCACCGCCGGCCCCGCCGCCCGATGCTTTACTGCCCGCGATCAGCGGCGCGAACGCCGCGTCATTCGCGATTTCTGCTTTCAGCTCGTCCAGCGTTGCCGCTGAGAGCTTGCCCTGCGCGTCAAGTACAACCACCACAGGCATCCCTTCGCGCTGCTCGACGCTCAGGCGGCGCTCGATGTGCGGCAACAGGGCTTTGGCGCTGCCTTGAACAGCCAAGGCAGACGCGATGTCAGTAGCGGTACGGCCGACAGTCAGATCCCGGATCTGCCCGCTCAGCGTTGCCCGCTCCTGTTCCAGCGTGCCGGTCAGCTCAGCTTCACGGCGGGTGAATTTCTCAGTCCAGGAACGCTCGAGCTCTTCGACGTTGCCGGACTTACGAGCGAGTTCTTCTCGCTCAAGGCGCGCAGCCTCTTCAGCTTCACGCGCCTTCTTCTCGGCGGCTTTCTTCTCGCCGAGCAGCTCATCAACCTTGGCCTTCAGGCCAGATACATCTTCTTGCTGCGGCAGACCTTCAATGCCGAGCACGAACTTGCCGTCCTTCTCGGTGTAAAGAGCGCGCACGGCTTCATCTACCCCTTCCAGGGTATCCAGTTGGAATTTCAGCATTGGTTGTCTCCCAGAGACGTAGGTGCAGGCCCTGCCTGCGGGCATAAAAAAGCCCCGTCGTAGACAAGGCTTGTGTGAATCGCAGGGATAAAAAAACCCCGGCGGGCGCCAGGGCTTTGATGAATATCTGATTACATCTGTTTCACGGAAACCGCATACGTGAAATACGGCTTGTTGCCTTGCTCCAACTGCATTTCAGCTTTGCCGACCTGTTTCCTGCCGGCCTCTATGTCGTCTGCAAGGCCGCGGAGGATGGCCACCGCACTGTTTGAAAAGTCAACCGACACATCGGCGCCAATCATAGCTGCAAGCCTAATTGCCTCAGCGTTCTTCTGGTTCATAGCGATTACTCTTCCTTTAGGAAGCGCTGAGTCTAGGTACAAACCTAAATCAACACAACTCGCCACCCTTTAAGCAGTCACGCAACGCACTATAGAGTATTAACCCGCCAATTGGCTTCATCGTGCCACTGATCTTGACTCGCTCACTTCACTCCGCCGCAGCGATACTACTGAATACCTGCTCGCCCGAATGCCAGAGGCTCAAGTGCCTTCATCTCTTTCAGCGTTAGCGGTGCAAAGTTCCGATCAAGCTGCAGCTCAGCAAAGCGCTCCACGCTCAGGCCGCCCTCTCGAAACAGCTTCGCCCGAACCAGGCCAATGGCCTTGTCCTGAAACGCCGCAGGCTGCTGCTTGAGCCAGTCGTAGTAGCTGAGGTCTGCCCTCACCTGCTGCGCGCCAGCGTTGCCAACGGATGCCCGCGTGGCGCCCTCGGCGAACAGGGCACTGAACCGAGTCACTGCCACTACCGTCGAGCGACAGTTGATGTGGATCGGGGGCCGTGGCCCTTCGGTCAGCTTGAATCGACGCTTGTCGAGCGTCCGGCACTGGCTGGTCGTCTTCGAATCCAGCGTACTGACCCACTCCACCGACGGCACAACATCGGAGTTCGCTTTCAGCGTCTCCATGCGCGCCTGGGTGGCGACGTGCTGCACTGCCGTTCGCACGATGGCGCCTGCGTTACGGTTGGTCGTGGCCAGGATGCCGTCGTTGTACTTGAGCGCCTTGGTGCCACGAATGTTCTTGATGATCTGAAAGTTGGTTTGGCCTTCGAAGAAGCCCTGCCGGATCGCGCCTGTGAGGCGTTGTCGCTCCGTGGTCGTGAAACCATCAATGAACGACTTGAGCAGCTTGCCGCCGTCCGCACCGCGCACGCTCAGCGGATTGGTGAGGATTGCCGCTCGAATCGCAGCAGCGCCAGGCACCGCCGCGTCGAACGAAACGCCAACCGGTGCTGCGCGGGTCAGGCTGGTTGCTTCAAATTCTGCCTCGTAATTGGCGATATCCACCAAGTCGAGGTTCAGCTTCTCGGTGTACCGGTCGAAGATGCCGAGCAGCAGGCTGTCGACCTCGCTCAGCAGCCGCTCCAAGCGAGCGACGGTGTAATCCGTCAGATCCGCCCGGGTAAGCCTGTCCCGGATGGAACGGTCGATCTCCTTCAGGAAGGGTGCGAACTTCGCCACCTCCCCCGACTTCAGTTGCTCAAGGAAGACGGCGTGCCGAATGGTAGCGTCAAGGATTGCTTGGTTTGCCGCCATTTAGGTTTGCCTCGTCGTCATCCAGATCCGGCCCGGTGCTTTGCGCTTCGAGTTCACCCCGAATTTCATCGTCCGTCTTCTCTGGGTTGATCACGCCTCGATCGCGCAGGTACTGCCAGAAGTCGCCTTCAGGCAGCTTGCCACCCTGCACTGCGTTAAACAGCGCTGCCAGGATCGTCGCGTCCAGAGTGATCTGGCTGAAGTCTTGATTGAGTTTGTAGACCACTTCTCCGGAGGCGTTCACGAACTCAGCCATCCATTCAAGGCACTGGCTGTAGGCCTCGCTGACGTTGCTGACCACCAGCGACAGGACGCTGTGTTCGGCGGCGCTGTCGTTGTCGGCCTGGGTTGCGGTCTTCACCGCGCTACCACGCTCAATCAGCCGGGCACCGAGCGAAACCATGTCCTGCTTCTTGGATTCCATGGCCTCCTTAGCCACCGTGTTCGGCTGAGCCTGCCAAACTCCGCAGGTGCCGTTTACTGGAAGCAGCCAGGGCGCACGGGAGCCGAGGAATATCCCGTTCGTCTCCATGTGATCGCGCCACTGCTCATCGAGACCAGCCATCCACGGTTGAGGCTGGCCCACCAAGTAGGCAGCTTCCTCGTAGTCCGCACTGTTGCGGTAATGGCCGATGTTCACCTCGGCCATGTCGTACAGCGGCGCGTCGTCAATGGTCGTGTCGTTGTTCTCGCTGCCAACGAATTGGAACGGGATCACTTGCCACGGGCGACCCAGGCCGTTAAGCGGGGTGAATGGCGCGACCTTCTGAGTTGCTGCGCTTGCCCCCTCCTCCCAGACTTCCTGCGTGTACTGTCCGGAGACATCGAGGCGCAAAACGCGGTACTGAATGACCTGCTCACTACCGAAACCATCGTCCGTATCGACGTCGACCGTTTCGCGCAGTACGACGAGGCTGAGCAGGTGCTGGCCGCCGACTTGGCGGGTCTTCCAGTTGATGATCGACTCAGCGGTGTAGCTGGCGATGTTCGCCCGGGCACGACCGGACAATTCGTCAGCCTTGCTGACAGTTCCAGCCTCAACCGCGGCGTAGTCCACCAGCAGCCCGTGGCGACCCACTTCGAGCAGGTGCCCGATGACCGACTGGGACTGTTGGTAGACGCTCACACCCTGACCGTCGACGTCCTTGGCCACGTAATCGAGCGCGCCGGGAACAGTCAGGGTCGGCCAAGTTCGGAATACTGCACCGACAAGACTGTGCTTCGTACGGCCGGTGGCGTTGTAGAACACAGCCCGCTTCTTGTACGCCTCATAGCGCGCCTTGTTGTCTTCACTGGTGTCAGCCGCATTCGGCCTCGGCAGATAACGGTCACCCGCAGCCTTGATAGTTTCCGACCCTTTGCAGACGTCGCGCACCAAGCGCCAGCGGTACTGCGCCGCCGTGTACTCGGGACGGGTAAAAGTAACGTCCGTCATCGGGCGACTCCCATTTTCATTGAGGTGACCGGTTTAACGATCGGGTACTCGCGGTGAATGAAGTAACCGCCGCCGTCGTTGGCGTGGTCGTTGCCTTGGCTCTTATCTGGCTCGCCGTTTGGCGCCCAGATCTGCTGCTCCAAGCCATCGGCGTATGTCGGACAGGTGAACGGATTGACCAGGTAACGCCGCTCGCCCTGCGCGTTGCAGAACATGGCGTTCATGGCGTTGATCCGATCCTTCACCGGCGGGTTGGCCGCCGGCGCGATGACCGTGAAGCCTGCCTGCTTCAGCATGGCGATATCGGTGAGGCTGGCATTGACCGACTTGCGCGAATCGCCGGAGGCGTCCGGGTAGATCCGGATCTCGCAGGTCTTTCTGAAGTCGTTGCCGGTGTGTTCCCAGTACCGCTCTTTGATCCGACGGATCATATCCGGCGTGTCGTAGCCATCCATCAGCTCGTCCACGGCGCGCGGCAGGCCCTGATCACGTTTCACGTGTGTGATCGCCGCCATCTTGCCGACGTTGAAGTCCATGCCGATGAACAGCGGTTCGCCGGGCTGCACAGTGTCAAAGCACTGGTTCAGCTTGCGGTCGTACGCGTGGTAGATCGACCCGGACGTCAGGTTGACGAACTGGCCATTCAGGTACGCGCGGATCAACTGCTCGGGGTACGACTCCATCAGCGAGGCGATGTAGTCGTCAGGTAGGTTCAGTTCGTTGTCGAAGGTGCTGGCTTGGATCAGCCCATACATTTCCTTCAGCGCCGGCTTGTCGCGCAGCTGCTTCACGAACTGGAGAAAGACGAACTTGAAGCCTTCCGGCGTTGTGGTCACATCCACGCCGTTCTTCAGCCCGGGGATGTTGTAACGCATCCGAGCAATGATCTTGCGCCAGGCCTGCTGCGCCTTGATCGACGTCAGCACGTCCAGCTCGTCGACCAGAGCATGACCGATCTTGAAGCCGACGATGGTCTGCGGCTTCTCCATCGACCGGCAAATCACAGTGCCGCGATACTGCCGACCGCTGTAGATGTGAACCTCATGGTTCGCCTGGTTGATCTTGGTCTTCAGCCCCCAGTCGTAGGCCACCTCCTCCATCGTGGGATAGAAGATATCGCGGATCTGCGGGTAAGTCGGCGCGAAGTAGCCAGCATTAACGCCGGGCCACTCCATGAAATGCTTGCTCAGTGCTGAGCACCCGACCCAGGTTTTCCCGGAGCCGAACCCGGCGACGAAGGCGCGAAACTTGTGGGGCAACAGGAGGAACTGCGACTGCGGAACGTTAAGGCTCGGCATTCGACTTCCTCGCATCCACTACGTCGACCTGAATGCGCGTCGGGATTGCCGGTTCGTCGTCAGGCTCATCCTTCCGGTGGCGATTGACGTAGACGTCGCCGACTTCCTTCGCAGCCTGCTCGAGGATCTGCATGGCCAGGCCGATGTTCTTCATCGTCTCGGCCTTCTCCACGAACCGGTTCATCGCACGAAGGCGGAATGCTCGGTTAGCGATCGGGATCTCGGCTGTCTCCTCGCGGAAGCGCTTGCGGGTGTCTTCAAACACCGCTTTCCACTTCACGCCAAGATCACGGCCTGCGTGTTTCGTTGGGTCGTACAGCTCGCACTGCTGGCGAGACACCTCGACACCAAATGTTTCCTTGACCGCCTGCACTACCTGAGTCGGCGTGTCAAAGCAGGCCAACGCCTGCACAATGAAGCGCTTCACCTCATCTTTCAGGGCTGCCATATGGGTTTATTCCGTCAAGGTCCTGTCAAGGATCAGGCCGACTTGAGCAGACAGGTTCCGCAGGCCCTCGATATGTTCATTTCCCCCACCTCGGCAGGATTGTTTGCAGCGTCCACCAGCTCTTGCACTTGAGGGCTCGCCCCATAGCGACGCACCACACCGACGAACTCTTCAACGTCGTGTCCGCGCATCTCAAGCTTGGGCAATCCTTCCTGTGTGAACTTGGGTGCGCCGTACTGATCGGTCGCTTGGGCGATGTGGTACAGCTCATGTTCGACCAGTGCGCAGAAGTCAGCGTCGGAACAGTCGGCGCAGTAATCGGCAGCCAGCGTGATGATGTAGGCCGGCACGTCGCCGAACCAATCCAGCATCTGCTGTTCCATTCGGGCTTTCTGCCAGCCACCAGCGCGGAACGCTACCTGTTCGGCTTGACCGACCACCGTGCGACCCTTCTTCGTGAATGCGGCAGACGCCCACATGACTCTCACGTCCGCATCGATCAGATGGGCGTGGTCTTCGTTGTGGATGCTTCCGGTGTCGGCAAGGATCTCGGCTTGGAGCCACTCCCACACCTCAGGCGCAGGGATCAGGCGGATACCCAGGCCGGATTGCTCAGACAGGTCGAGCAGAAACTCCGGCGGCATCGGCCTGTTCATAGCTCACCTTGCACTTGTAATGATGGCTGGATGCCGGTATTAAGTCCGCGCAAACATCGGTGCAGAACTAAAGGTAGGAAATGGAAAACCTGACAAAATTGCGAGTCGCGCTGACAATCGGAGCACTTGTCGGGCTTCTGCCAATCACCCTCCTCTTCGCAGCTGGCATCGTGGGTTTGCTCATTCCGCTCTTTCTTGTCATCCAAGAGCGCCCTCTAGTCCTGCTGGGAGGTATATGCGCCTTCATCGTCTCGTTGCTTGCGATATGGTCAGCATGGAAGATTTATGCTCTCGCGATGGCAGCGTCACCAAACGTGCGCAACCCTCGAACGCTCGCATTGGGTGCTGTGGCTGCCATGATTTGGGGGATGTTTCTCGCCTACTATCTGCGCGGGCTTCCCGAACTCACGTGCATATTCCTAATGCCTGGAATAGTCTCGACAGCCATGCTCGCCGTTACGTTGAAAAGGCAGAGATCCTGACGCAGGTGGTACACCCCTAACGTCGTTCATTTGATGCGACACAATTTGCCCACTCGCGAAACGTGTCGCGGCCTACCTGTTCTTCTGTGCAGCCGAGTAGGCAGCCTCACACGCAAAGCCGGCTATTCGACTTCGATCAAGCGCTGCTGCCAGTCTTCCCGCTGTTTCGTCAGCGCTTCTACGCAGGTCGGCGAGCAGAACGGTAAGGTCGGCTCTTGTCTTGCTTCCGCTGACAACCTCGGCAGAGCAGGACTGTCGCTTGGCGATGAGATCGGTGATTTGCTGCTGCAAGCTGCGAGCACGGCCATCAGCAATAACAACGGCAGCCGTAATGTTTTCAGTCTTGGCTTTCGCATCGTCAGAGACTCGGTTGATGTCATCGGTGATTTCGCGCTGTAAGCGCAGCGTGTTAGTGAGCGAGCCCACACGGGCGGTGGCAGTGTCGCGCTCTGCGGTGATGATTGCTCGATCGCCCTTGACGGTATCAAGGCGCAACGCCAAGTAGCCGATCGCTGCGAGCGAACCTATTGCGAGCCACAACCAGGCCGGGATCACGCGTAACAGGCTCACGGCGCTTGCCTCTCTACAACTTCGCTGACCTTATCTGCGGCCTGCGTGGCAGTAGTTGCGGCCTTCGATGCTTTGTCAGCAGCGGTACCAGTCTTGCGCGTGAGCTCGTCCAGACGCTGGTCACGCTCAGCCATGGCCGTGTCGTAAGCCTTGCGAATCTCTTCGACCTGCTTGTTCTGTTTCTCTGCAAGCGACCAATAGCTGGCCTGATACCCAAGCACCGCACCGCCACCCACAAGCACGACGGCGATCGCCCAGACTTCAGTCCGGCGCCACCAGCGGCGAGCAATGAATTCCATCGCGCATCTCTCCATCAGGTGATACCTCCCAGCTTGGTTCGCAGGCGGGTGATCTCTTCGCTCTGCAAGGTGACGCGCTCGGTGAGCTGGCCTACCTGGCTAGTTAGCGCTTCAATCTTCCCTTCCATGCGTCCAACAGCAGCAGCCAAGTCGTTGCGCTCTTTCGCAAACTGATCGGCACGCGCTTCGGCTTCTTTGCGGGCGGTGCGTTCGGAGTCGAGTAGCTCATTGAGACGCCGCACTGTTCCGATGTCGGCATTGTCGAATGCGCGATCTGCGGCGTCCTTGGATAGGAATTTCCGCAGCCACAACAAGCCGCCGAGAATGACAGTGGCGCTACCGCCCAGCCAGGTAGCTGTGCCTGGGCCGAGATCAGTAGGATCCATCGTCGCTCCATGAAGAATTGGCCCCGCTGCACTCCCAGCTCGGAGCAATGGGTGTGGGGAGCCGAAAAAGAAAGGCCCCTATCGCGGGGCCGAAATTAGTGAGCGTTTACTGGGTTGAGCGCAGCCAAGAGCAGCGCCTGCCCTTTGTGCAACTCAACATGCGCGAGGCTGGTCAGCTTCGAATCCGCGAACGAATGTCGCTTCAGCAAGTCTTCCATTTCTTCGAGAGCGGCCTTCAAGCCAAGCGCCTTCTTCAGGACCTTCTCGTCGTGTTCGCCGCGAGCCTTCAGGACTGCGTCGCGAACCTGTTCGAACGGCAGACCTTCGCCAGATGGACTGGCTTTTTTGCACATGAATTCGGATGGCGTGTACACAGCTCCGAACACATGGCCATCACGGTAGTAGAACGGGCTTTCGTAGCCGATCACGAACAGCGAAAACTTTTCATGCTGGTCAGTGTTCATCAACTGCCCAGTAACCGTAGAGAACTCGTAGCCTGGCAACTCGGAAAGCCGAGCAAGGCCCGATTTCAGTCGGCTGAGATCGCCACCGACCACTGCGTCAACTACACACTGAACCGCCTGCTTCTCTGCCTCGGACATTTCCCTGCTCCTCAAACGAAAAAGCCCCTGCGAATGCAGAGGCCCTGAATAGGTGCGCTCGTCTTTCCGAGCTGTCGGCCAAAGACCATTCCAGCGTCGACGCCCCTTTGCATCGATCTCGCTGATCCAGTCTCGCGCCACCCTGCAGCATTGTGAGGTCAGGGCGCGCGGGCTGCCGGTGTTTATCCGTAGCACTGTACTTGCCGGCTTATCAGTGTCCAGACCTCCCGAAGGCCGCTCTGGCTGCGGTGATTTTTAGGCAATAAAAAACCCGGCGCGGTGGCCGGGTTTAGTCGAGGCGATAAAACCTCAGATGGAGCGGGGAACTGCGCCAGCAGCGACACAGCTACACAGCTACACGCGATGGCAGATATCACGGTTACAACAGGCTTGAAAAACAGCATGGTTAAACTTGGGATCTCGGTCATCTTACTACCCTCATTCGCGAGCGAAATAACTGTCGCGATCAGCATTTCTGGAGTTGTGTAAAGCACGGTCATGAAGACCGCCATAACAAACAGCAATGCCATCTGGGTAGCCGTGAGAGCTGCCGGAATCGAACCGTTCGCCCCCCGAAGCTATTTCGTCACTCCTCGACACACGCAGGAATGACAGGATGGGTGAATAATACGACATGGCGACATGACATTGCAAGCCCTTTTGAGGGACTATTTCATGCCGCCTCGCTTTCCAGCACTCCAACCGCTTCAAGCATGTGTTGCGCCTCGACCAGTGCCTCGTTCACAAGCGACTCCAAGCCATCCTTGATGGCCTTGTTCCAGCGCTGGTAGGTGCGCTCTGTAAGGCCCTGAGAATCCCAGTTCGTCATGTTGTAGTTAGAATCGGCCAGGACGATCATCTCGCCGGGCTTGTCCTCTGCTACCGCGCGCGCGTGCTTGTTGGCCCGGGCAACGTCCGCATCCGCTGCCGCGTTGCGCCAATCCCACTGCCCTTTCTCCTTGTTCTCCCGGTGCTTCGGCGCCTTGATCTGGGTTACTGCTCGCTGAATGCCCTTCACCTGCTGCGGCACCGCCCAGACCAAGACGGACTGTTGCGTGAAGCGCTGCGGTGCTGGGGTCTTCACCACGGCGACCAGCCGGCCGATGGAATCGATTTTGCGGCCACGGTGGGTGCTGTACTTCGCCACCAAGGCGTTCCAGTGCCTCGGGGCAAGCTGGGCGTGCAGGAGCTTGTGCACGATGCAGTCAGCCAACAGCGCGGCATCCTTCCCGGATATCTCGCCCTTGAGCTTGCTGGCCTGCACCCGGGGTTCGACGTTGCAACCGCCGGAACTGTTGATCGTCTCGGCGGCCAAGGCCCGAACTACTGCTGAGATCACGTTGTGGTAATTCATGCTGCCTGCCCCTTTTTCAGTTCTCGGGTCTTGGCCCGGTATTCGGCCTTGATAGTTTTGATTTCTTCGATGGTGTACTTGCGGGGCTCATGAGGCCCTTCGAGCCAAGCAACGGTTTCGGCGCCGATGCGCTGTACCAACCGGATGCGGTACTCGACCGCGTTACCGGACAGGTTGCGGTTGCACTTCACGCATTGGCGATGGATGTTCAGCGGTTCGAAGCGCAGCTCCGGGCAGGCGCCGACGGATCGGTAGTGCCCAGCGTCCCAGCGGCTGCCGGTCATCAGGTCGTTGTCGTTCGGCATCGAGTCGCAGCTGATGCACGGCAGGTGCGCGTCGCGCAGTCGGATGTACTCGTTCACGGCGGCCTGGGCCTCGCGCAGGTGATCCGCCCTGCTCTTCAACTTCTCCTTACGGACTTTGATCTCACGTCGACCGATCTGGGCGATGGCCTTACGGGCTTTCTCGCTGTTCGCCGGCGCGTGAGCCAGCGCGCATTTCGGACTGCACACCACCTGCGTGGTGTTGAACATCGGCGCGAACTTCTCGCCGCAGGCCTTGCAGATTTTCTGCTTCACATCCTTGAGGGCAGTACGCATCAATACCTTCCCCCCCATTTATCCTGCTCAGTCCAGCGAACGTCATGCTCGGCGCCGAAGGCATGCATCAGCTCGAACAGATCGCTGAACCACTTCTGCGATTGCTTGCGGGTCGATACGGCCATCACAACGAATCCACCGTCGAGGCCAGGCTCGGCGCGCTGCTTCTCCAGCGAGGCACTGAAGAGGCACTTCCAGTCCTCACTGGTCAGTTTCTTGCCATGCCAGATCACCTGCTCGGATACGTCCTTGAGCATTGCCCACATCTTCCGGTTACAGACGTCCGGCCGTTTCTCGTCCTTGATGACCACGATTTTGGGTTTGGTGAAGTCAGTGGCGTGCAGGACACCCATCAGGCGACTTATGTCGCGCTGACTGCGGATTGGGAACTCGTTCATGGCTCCTCCCGCTCGATCATGGATCGCAGGTCGCGATCGAGGTCATGCACGGGCACCCAGTCGTGGCCAATGTTCATTTGCACAGCCACAAAATCATTGCTCGGCTGATCGCACTTCTTGCGCAGCCAGGTGTAGAGAACGTGGGTTTCGGTCATGGCCTGCTTGTCCTCGTCCAGGCGATCGCAACGAAGGCGCAGCGCCTCGTTCTCGGCCTTGAGCTGCTCAATCTCCTTGAGCGTTCCAGCCTTGGCATCCGCCGCTGCGGCATCGGCAATCCCCTTCACCGCTTCGGTAACGGCCGCGCGGATGATCTGGCGCTCCGGCGATGCAGAAAGTCGATCGTTCTCCGCCAGCAACTCCAGCGCAACCTCCTCCACGGTCTTCTCCCCGAGGAATTCGCCGAGCGCTTCAGCGTTCTGCTTCCACTCCCCGCAGTCAGCCTTCCAAGAAGCGACCTCACTCCACAGCAGCTTCTGAAGTTTTTGTTTGTCGATGGTCATTGAGCAGCGCTCCTTGCTTCCAATTGTTCGGCCTGCTGAATGAGCAGCGCCCGGCGATCCGCCAGCTCGTTGGCTGCCAGAATTCGCAGTTCTGTTTTTTCCTCGGCCGATGCTTGGCGCATGGCGAGCATCGATTCCTTCACCGTGGCTAGCTTCTCGCGCAGTTTTGGCGAAGGCCGTGCAACCTCGCCGGTGAGCAGCGCAACGACGGCTCGGCCGTCTTCCGTAACCGGTGCGACACTCAAGTCAGCCAAGTACAACTGCCCGCGCTCCTGTGGGATTCGCTGCATTTGCACGGCCTTGGTGATCGCCTGGGTGCGACGGTTGGCGTCGAAGCCGACCGACACGTGCCAATTGACGTGTTTGTTGTCCTCACGAGCCTGCCCCACCAGACGCTCGTAAGCACTGTTGAACGCCATGCGCGCACCGACCTTGTCGCCGGCATCGAGGACAGGTTTTGCAGCAGCCAGTGCGAGCTGGATTTCGTTGGTCAGCACCACGGTTTCAAACTCGTCATTCGTGGTCATGGCGATCGCCCATGCTTCGTCCTTGCCCGGGCGACCATCAGCAACCTGGACGCGCTGGAGGATGTCAGCCATGGCCAACTTGCCTTTCACTTCGAAGCGGCAAGCCTTCAGCGCGGCCTTAACCACCTGCACCGGGTAAGCACAGAGATCTTCGGCCATGATCGCCGCGGTACCTGGGTTCATTTCCTGACCCATGGCCTCGGCGGTGGCACAGATCGCAGCAGCGAGCCCGGCAACCTGTTGATCGTTCATTTCAAAGGTACTCATTGCGCTCTCCCGCTTGGCGCTTGGCCAAGACCATTTGCGCGGCCTGTTCGGCGGCGGAGACGTTCGCCTCGGTACGCTCCATCTGGCGTGCAGTTGTCCCATTGATGCGCTGACCGGTCACCCACTGGGTGTGGTAGCTCTCGGCGTTGGCCAGCAGCTCGTTGAGGCTGTGGCACTTGCGCAGGACGGCGGCATCGCTGGTTTTCAGGAAGTGGGCAGCGACGTGGTGGGCGACATCGGCGCCGAGACGGTCGACCAGTTGGCCGAGCTGGCCACCGACCTTGGCGTTCCACACTGGCCAAGTGGTGTAGCGCTTGCGGTAGGCCATGGCGTAGTTCGCCCAGACCTTGAAGGTTTTGCAGGACTGGTCTTTCGGGCCCGGCATGTCAGCGGGAATCTCAACCCGTGGCGCATCGGTTCGATCAACCACCAGAACCAGATTGCGGGCCGGCTTGTCCGGACTGCCTTGCAAGCCCTGACTGGTATCCTGATTGGTACCCTGATGATTGGTATCCTGATTTGTCGGAGATTTTTCCGACCCTAGCTCGGGTTTTTCTCCGACCTTGCTCGGATTTTTTTCCGAGGTAGATCGGATTTTTTTCCGACCTTCATTCTTTGGTGGGGTCGGATATTTTTCCGACCCGTCGAGCTTCTGGTTCCACTCGATCGCCTTCTCGGTCAGGCGAAAAAGAGTGATGTTCGAAGTGCTGGAAAGCTCAATCAGACCGGCTTCTTCCAGAGCCTTCAGCATGCGGTAAGCAGTGTCTGGCTTGTCAGTGAGCAGCGGTAGCTCCTCGATGATCTTGGCCTTGCTCAGTGCGAAGAAGATCCCGTCGTCAGTCTTGATTGGCTTGGTCCAGCTCGGGCAGCCGTAGACGAAGGCGAACAGCAGGGCCTGCTGAGAATTCAGCCCCCACTCCAGCGCCTTTACCTGATTGATCGTGACGGTAAATTGCATATCAGGCCTTCCCGACCAGTTTGGCCAATTCAGGGAAACGATCCACGTACCAGTGAGGCTGTGTTTCGCGGGGGCATTGAGGGCTGGTGAGGTTCTTGCCGTAGGCCAGACCCTTCTCAGTCACCGACCAGAAGTCGACCATTTCCTGTTTTGAGTTCTTGCGCTGGAGCTGCTTGAGGAAGCCATGGGCTGCCAGCAGTTTGTTAAAGGCTGGTGCGGACGAGCGCAGGTCGAAGTCTTTGATGAGAGCAGTAACGGCCTTGGTCGGCATGGAGGTGCCGCCAGTTGCATCGGGCGCAGCGTCGACGGCGTAGCCAGGCAGGAACTTGGCATCTAGTCCATTGTTGGCGGCGATCTTTGCCAGCATCATCATCTTGCTTGACGGTGCTGGTTTCAGGAGGCGGTCGAAGCACTCCAGAATGGCGAGCTCGCCGACAATCTTTGAGTTGTTGGCGGGAAGAGCGGCTTGTGCTGCGACAACACGCTCGAGCTCTTGCCAGCGATCCACAAGCTTCGATGTGAACTCCGGCGAGAGCTGAGCGACGATTACGTAGCTGTCCCGCTCGCAGATGTTGTAGATACGGGTGGCGCGCGCGCGACCAAGTTTGTCCCTGGACCATTCATCCTCAGATTGAGGATGGACCAACCCGCTAGCGGCCAAGTCCTCAATGGTGCGTTTTACATTGTCGTGGCGCTTGCCGGTGACATTCGCGATTTCGCGGGAAGACATCGTGCTTCGCGACACGTTTTCAGAATTCGAAAAGTGTGTCGCGACACGTCCGGTATTGTCCTGTTGTGGCTGTGTGTGCATAATCGGCTCCACTTGTTTTACTGCTGTTGAAAAAGCCGACCTCGTACGTCGGCTTTTTTGTGTCTGAAATTCAGGCTGCCTTCACGGATTGCTTGAACACTTCCAGGCTGACGATCACCTCCTCAGCCTCCTTAAGCAGGCTCGTTTTCTCGACCGAGCAGACTCGCCCATCAGCCTGTGCGTCGAACGCAAGGCGGGTAACGTCGGCAAGATCGGCGTGCAGCCGCAGAAGAGCGGAGTTGAGATTGATGCCTTCCGGCTTTTCCTTTGGAACCAGGTCGAAACCAAACGCTTCCGCCCATGCTTGGAGCGGACGGAAGTCCTGAGTGAACTTCATGATCCGGTGCAGCTCTTCCACGTTCATGCGGTGGGTGTCGTAGTCCGGGTTTGCCTTTTGGGAAAGAAGCGTCCGTGACTTGAAGTCCGCGCCTTCGGCGATTTTCTTGGTGCCATGGTCGTCAACCACGTCGTAGATCGCCTTCATCAACTCCTGCATGTCACACCTCGAAAACTGTTACGTGGCTTTGCGCCACCGGCGGCGCGATCATTTGCTTATCGATTGATCAAGGACGTATCCGTGACCGAATCATCAGAACTGCAAGGCGAGATGGCCGCCCTTTGTCGTTTTGCAGGTGCTCTTGCTTCCACCCTGCCCTTGTCTTCTCAGCTCAGGCTTTGGCCTGCGTTTGGATCGAAAGCTGTCAGTTTCGAAATCTGCAGAACCGCGATGCCTTGAGGAGCTTTGAACAGGCGACGATCTCGCTCAGTTCGAGGCGCGGTTAGGCGGCGGACTTCTTGGGGTGCGCTTCGGCAAGCAGCCACGCAGGCTCGAATGGCTTACCGTTTGCGCTTGCTAGCGCTGCAATACTCACTGCATAGCTCGTCTCGCCGGTGTATTCGGTACGCGGCAGAGAGCCTTTTGCTAGCCACTTATCAATTGACTGACGGCTGATGCTGCAAGCTATTGCGGCGGCAATCGGGCCGCCTGCCGATTCAATTGCGATGGAGATTGCGTTCATTGGGTAGACTCCGACATCAACTTGCGGTTGATATTACAGATCAACTGACTGTTGATGCAAGCGTGTGCGAGCATCAACCTATGGTTGCCAAAGAAAACGTCAGGAAAGAATTCTCAAAACGCCTTCATAAGGCGTGTGACGAAGCGCGCGTAAGAGAAAGAGGGCGCGCTGTTGATATCCAGTCAGCGCTTGCCAGTGCCGGCTTAAAGGCAACCACTACCGCAATTGGTAAGTGGCTCAACTCTGAGGCTATGCCAGAGTCTGAAAAGCTACGACCTGTAGCGGCCTGGCTTAAGGTCCGCGCCGAGTGGCTGGAGTACGGAATAGAGCCAATGAGGCAGGGTGAACCAAGCGCCGATTCCATTTCTGCTGATGACCTGCAGGTCCTGCAGAGCTTGTTCGCCCTCAAGGGGAAAGTTACGCCAAGATCAAAGAAGGCGCTCGACAGCATTGAGCGAGCAGCCCTAGACGGTCGCCTCACCGAGGACGATCTCGTGTTACTGGAAAGGATTGCCAAGCGCTTTGAAGACGCCCCAGAACTCAATTCAGCCCGTCCCTGAAGCTGAAGTTATTACTTTCTTAGGCCGGGAAGCTGAAGGCCGGGATAGTGAGACTTATAAAGCCCAAGTGCTGGACGATCATGACCGGACCATCACTGCATATGTGAAGCTTACGGTCGACCCTCGAAAAATCATCGCAGAGCTTGCCGCCTCTCAGGTGGGCAGAGCACTAGATTTGAATATCCCGAGACCTTACCTGGTCCTCGTCAACACCGACGAAATTCCAGATCAGTTCGAATCGGCTTTTGCTAAGCGTGGTTACATGCTGTGCTTTGCGAGCAAGCAGGTGAGCGACAGAGGCTATAGCCTTGAACGGGCCTTTACGTCAGAACCTGCTATGACCAACCTGGCCATTTCCAGGCTGTTCGATATGAACTCAACTGTTGTTTTTGACGAGCTGATCGCAAATACGGACAGGAATTTGGGCAATCTCATCTATTCGCCAGAAAAGAAAGGTGTTTGGATGATTGATCACGGTCGAGCGTTGACTGGCGAGTATTGGGATCTCTGGGACCTGGTGCCTGACCAATATGTTACGAACAGTCTCGCAGACACAAATAGCCATTCCTGGGATGAGGCTCGGCGTCGCGCCGTACTCAAGGAAGCCCAAAAAATGGTTGTCGCATGCGCTGAACTCTCGCTCGACGAGCTAGATAAAGAGGGGCACTATTCTCGCATTGACAAAGGGACAGATCGCTCGCAAATTGCGGCGTTTCTCAAGGAGCGAATTCAGCACACGGTGCCACTGCTATGCAAACGTCTACAGATAGAGCAACTGCATTTACAGCCGCAGCCTCGTACATAAGCGAGAGAACCAGAAAGCCGCTCATTCCTGCGAGCTGGATGCCAGTCTACGTCGAGCCTATCACTCACTCCGGCGAGAGGATAACTGTGGCCGTTGCGATAACAACTGGCATTCCAGGAGATGTGCCGAGAGTCGTGAATACGCTTGACGTCGACTCACTCAAAACTGTTTTTGGAAAATTCGGTGATCATTTATATGCCATCGCCGACAGCGTCTCTACTGATCTGCAGGCATGGCTATCTCTCGGCGGCGAGTTGGAAGGATGGCAGCCAGCATTCAGTGGCGTCTTCCCGGGCCGAATCACTGGCACTCGTAACGTTAGCATTGAAGCGATCATTGGCTCGGCCAAGACACATACGTCTCTTTTCAGTGCAAAGACCAATGACTCTTCACAAGAGGATTCATCAGAGAGGTCGCTAAACAGATTTCAGGCGGAGATACGGAAGCTAGTTGAGGCAAGCCGTGAAGGTTACTCTAAGCGATTCAACTGCCCCCTCAATCTGTATGGTTCGAAGGGCAGAGCCGTTATCAGCTATGTAGGAACCAACCTTGCAATAAATTTCAGCACCATCGATCCATCGCAAAAAAACTCAAGCTATCAGTGCGCGACCGCCCAAAGAAAAATCAACCAGTTATTGAGGTTGCGCGACATCAACATCGGCCATGATCACGACGACTTACTGCTTGGAATCTGGGTTCCTAAAAAGGACTTAAATCCAGGTCAGGAGGATCAGTTGGACTCGTACACATCGGAGCTAGAGTACGCAGCCAAGAAGGCCGAGATCGACTTTGAGGTCGTATATGGAAACGGCGACCTTCGGCAGGTAGCCCTACCCTTCGCCCAGAGAATACTGGCTGACGCATAGCCTGAATATACGTCCACCAAAAATCAAAGCCCGCCCGTAGCGGGTTTTTTTTCGCCTACGATTTAAATATCAACTTTTGGTTGTTGACATGCAATCAACTTTTGGTTGATATTAGATCCATCGCAGCGACACACAGCCACTGCGAAGGGCCTCAACAGACCCGCCGCTCTTTAACAGTCAGAAATCTTCGCGGATCGATCCCCGGAAACGGGCATAGCGCGAAACACAAACTTCGATCTCCATGCAGGCTCTGGAACCTGCCGGACTCCTCATATGGGAGGACGCCAAACCATGCAAGCCAGCCGGCGAATAACACCGAACACGAAATGTGTGACGCCGGCCAGGTGGGGAAACCGCGGCGCCGAGCATGGGGCGGACAGCAACACGGAATTTTTCACTGATGCACCTGGTGACGGGTGCATTGGGAAAACAACCGGAGGCGAGAAGATGCGACCAGTAATGACGATGAAGGCGCTCCATGACAATTGCGGGCGCCGGACAGGAATCGAAGATGCGGCCGAGGGCAAGTTTCACGGCTGGGGAGTTGAATACGAAGAGTTCGAGAGTGGGCCCGGAAACTTCAGCGTAGCAATCGTCGAAATGGCTGACGGCACGATCCAGACCTTGATGCCTTGGGCGATTCGTTTTCTCGACAGTGACAAAGCGAAATCCGACGCCCTTGACCATTCGCTGAGGCACCCAATCAGCGGCTGAACAACCAGCGCCACGACAGCCTGTCGTTAAGCGCCTGATGACACTATGCGCCTAGTCTAGACTTCACGCGTCAAGAGTTATTTAAGCAAGACATAGGCAGAACTCCTGCTGTCAGCTAGGAGTTCTGCGGCGGATCACCTCAGCTCCTATCAAGAAAGGCTGACCAATCCGAAAGCTGACCAACGAAAACAGCAGCTCTTTTAGGGCTTGAGTGCGGATCAGCCATGCCGCTCACCCACACCTGTAGATCAAGGGCGCTGAGTTCGCTGCTACCAAAATAAGTTCCAGAAGGCATTTCGTAGAAAACGCCGCCGTCAGACTTGATCTGCCTGACCAGCCCTTTATTTTTCATCTTCTCGTGTAGCTCGTTGTAATCATCTGCATTCGCGTTGAACAGTTCAACACGCACCAAATATTCCGCCATAACGATGTTCCTTATCTCGACTGTGGAAGTCGAATCATATGGTTTTCCCTCGACTGTGGAAAGCGAGGACACAGGGAGCCTGACCCTGCAAAAACAGGCGTACCCTTCCCCGGCAAATCCCGAATGCACTCCCCTCCGCGCCCAACGGCAACCAGCGGAGCGGATGAGTGCATTGCGAGTTTTGTTGGATCAACCAGCGAATGGAGAAGGCGATGAGCAAATACACGGAGGCGATCACAGCGGCTGTTAAGGCTCTGGAGATCGCCGAGAAATCCCACCAGATCGCAGCTGAGCGACTCGCCACTGTTCGAGGCCATGCCGGTCAGTCTGGCTACTCGGTAAGCGTCAACGGCGTGACAGTGGAGGTATCGACCTGCGATAGCCGCTCCTACCAAGGAACGCTGATCCGGGGCCGGGAGATGATCCACTTGGGCGCCTTGAAGGCGCTCGGCGCCGAACTTCAAACAGCTACCGATCGCGTCCGGGATTGCCGGGCGTATCTGGCGTCGATCGTAATCGCCTAACCCAAACACTGGAGGTCGTCATGCACAACTGCACCGATACACAAGCAGTTTGCCGAGCTTGCGGGCTGAAGCTGCGCGGCTCGCCATCGTGGAAAGGCGGCCTCGCATATCACCCCGAGCCGAAAGGTGAAGTCCACCGCTGCCATTACGGCGGCTGGGTTTGCTCGCGCCCCTGCGACATCCGCGCCTGCGTCGAGCTTGAAGGAACCATGCCGGGGTGCGGATCGGTAAACGGCTATGCGCGCCTCTCGCCGTACGCCAAAGAAAGCATTGAGCGCCACTGGCCGGAGGCAGCATGAGTAATTGGATTCCGATTGGCGAACTGCCAGAGCGTGAAATCGGCGCTCGCTATCTGATGATCCTCGATGGATCCCCTCAGGCCTGCCAAGAAATAGAAATGGAAGGCACCAGCAAACGCTGGTTTTACGGCGAGGAGAATGGCGCATACCCCATCGATGAAATCGAGTTGTTCAAACCGATCTCCACCGAATAACGCCGATCTGGAGGCAACCATGAACGCAGCACTGAAGATTTGTCAGGCTATGCACGACGCGCAGTTGCCCCCGATGGTGAGCGATAGCGCGCAGGAAGTGGCTCGGGCTGAGTGGCTGTACAACGCGGCCGAGCAGTTGACGCGGTTCGGCTGCGACGTCTCGTTCCAGCGCCGCATGCGGCCGGCTCAGGGCGTCACGCTGGCCCAGTTCGCTCTGGCAGTTGATGAGCATGCAAACGGACGGCTTGCGGGCTGCGAGGTCTCCACGGCTTCGCTGGGCTACCTGCTGATCGCCGCCGAGCGCGGTCACGCTGACAAGGTCGCCTCCGCCGAACTGCTCGGACCCAGCGACCACCCACTGGGAAAGCTTGGCGAAATCGCAGAGGGCCTACTTCGACCCCTTGTCGATGACGCGCTGATCGCCCAGGCCGAGGACGGCGAACTATGAGCAATCAGGTAGCACTGGCCCGGCTGGGCCTTGAAATCGCGAAGATGCGCAAGTCGTGCACACCAGTACCTGATCGCACCTTCGTCATGGGCATGATCGAAATGGCGGAATTCGCCGAGATCATCGACACCTGCACTGCCAATCGTTATCGGGATGCGCTGGACGCCAAGTTCGTCGAACGCAACACGCATCTGAAAGGAGTTTCGGCATGACTACTGCACCGGTCAAAACGCTTCTCGATGAGCAACTGGAGGAGATTGCACGCAGCCTCGCAGTTGTCGGCGCTGGCATCCCTCGCGAGCTTCCTGTTTCGGCGCTCCCTCCTCCACTGGTGGCAGCCATCAAACAAGGCCGCATCGCTGTGAGGGCTCGGCCATGAACCTTGTCTACTGGATTCTGGTTGTGATTCTCGTAGCCGGTGCAGGCGCCTACGGCATCGTGAAAGACGGCTCGGGCACTTGCCAGGTGCCGCGCTCCACCACCTACAACGTGTTCCGATGACCAGCCGGCAGATGGCCCGCCGTACGCTGATCTGGCGCGGATCGTTCTCCGCCATCGGCTTTTTCACCTTCCTGATGCTGCTCAGCGCTCTCGCCGATCGCATCACCTCCTAACTTTCAACTTCAAGCGCTGCGCACGTCGCGGCAAGGATTCCCCGTGTCTACGAACATGCAGATCTGGGACAAGGTCAGCACGACCGATACCCGTTACACCAAAGCCGCCGAGGTTGGCGGGCAGAAAATCACCAGCCTCAACGGCACGGCGATGATCATGAAAGCGACTGAGGTTTTCGGCCCGGTCGGCATTGGCTTCGGTTGGTCGATCGTTGAAGAACGCTTCGATGAGGGTTCCGAAATGGTCAGCGGCGAAGGCGACAAACGCCTGGTGCTCGGTCGCGAGCTGAACCACACCATCAAGATTCGTTTCTGGTTCGAACTGGACGGGAAGCGCGGCGAGATCGAGCAGTACGGCTGCACGCGCTACCTCTACAAATCGAAGTACGGCACCACCACAGACGGGGAAGCGCCGAAGAAGTCGCTGACCGACGCCATCAAGAAATCTCTGTCGATGCTCGGCTTCAGTGCCGACGTGTTCCTCGGGATGTTCGATGACCACACCTACGTCGAGCAGCTCAAGGAAGAACAAGCGATCGAGCAGGCAGTAGACAAGGACGCCGAAATCCTTCGTCAGAAGCAGGAGCGACTGGACTGGCTGAATTCTGCGGTGGAAACGATGAGCAAGGCCGTGACCGCCCACGAACTGAAAATGCTGAACGTCAAATACATCCGCGAGGCGACCCGCCGCAACGAGCCGACTTTCATCGCCCGAATCACTCGCGCCTTTGAAGAGCGCAAAGCGGCCATTGAGCCCGGCAAGGAGAATGCAGCATGACCCAGCTCTACGCACTGACCGGCAAGCTCGCCGAACTTCAAGGGATGGCTGACACCGACGACGAGGGCCTGAAAGAGGCCCTGCAGCACGCGATGGACGAAATACAAGGCGAGTTCGAGGTGAAGGCCGACAACATCGTCATGCTGCGCCGCAACATTGAAAGCGACGTGACCGCCATCGACACCGAGATTGAGCGGCTGACCGAGCTCAAGCGCATCAAGTCCAACAGCGTTGCGCAGATCAGCGATTACCTGCGTCGGAACATGGAAGCCGCCAACCTCAAGTCGATCAAACGCCCGCTGTTCACCATCACCTTGGCCCTGGGCAAGGAGAAGGTCATCGTCGACAACGAGGACGCGGTGCCCGACGAGCTCACATCAGTGAAAACCAGCATTGCCCCGGACAAGAACGCGATCGCCGCCAAGCTCAAGGAAATTCGCGAGCACAACGAAGCTGTGCGCAAGCGCATGGCCGCCGGCGAAGACGCAGAACACGAACTGCTCGAAGAACCTGCCTACGCGCATTTGGAGCGCGGCGACAGCTCGATCCGGATCAAGTGAGGCCAGCATGATCAGCAACCACCTCAGCCTGGTCGAATCCCTTCGGCCAAAATCCAACGAGCTGGCGACGCAGGTCGAAGAGTTCCTGGCCGCCGGCGGCAAGATCGAAGAAGCCGAGCCCATCGGCTACAAGCCCAAGCCGATCAGCTACAGCAACCAGATGCCGCCGGCGCCGAAGCCATTCGTTCGGCGTCGGGCGCCTGCCCCGCCTCAACCGCTGTCAGCTCAAGACATTCGCCATCAGGAGCGCATGCAGCAGCTCGAACGGATTCGGGAAATGGCGCCGACGCACACGCAGGCTGAGATTGTTGAAGCGCTCGGCATCAGCCGCCGCACGCTCTACAACATCGCCCAGGCCCACAACCTGACGTTCAAGAGTGCAGCTCGCGGCCGCCTGACCGGCAAAGACCGGGAGGAACATCTGGAAGCCCGCGACGCGAAGTTCGCCGAGCGGATCCGTGCATTCCTTGAGCTGGGCATCACTCGCCGGCAGGTGTGTGGACGCCTCGGCATCGCCAACAAAACACTCGAGCGGATTCTCGCCAATCACGGCATCGATTATCCGAAGGCGCGGCGCGGCTGTACTTCATGCGCCGCATAGCTCGCACCCAGCAACGCAAACGACAGACCTGGCTGGACTTGCCGGCCAGCGGAATTGAAGAGGTAGGCCATGGCCAAGAGCAATGCGCAATTGCAGAAGGACAAGCGAGCCAAGGAAAAGGCGCTGCTCGATCGGATCGGCGCCGAGAAGCGATCGCTGATTGTTTCGAAGGCGCTTGATGACGCGCTTCAAGTGCTGGGCGAGCGCCACGGTTTCGAGGAGTGGCAGGAGACAGTGTCGACGCTCATGATCAATCTCGCCGCAGCGCCTGCGGAAGAGTCAGAGCGTTTCGTGAAAATGTCGCGACCTAAAATCGTCGTGAAGGAAAAGTGGTCGCGGCAGCTTGAAGCGTTTGCCGCCACCGGTGTCGAAGCCTGAACTACTCGTCCTTGGGAGCCATCGGAAACGGACGGTAGAACTCGATTTTAGCGTTTAGGAACTTGGCCACTACTTCAGCCTCCTCCATGGTGGCTCCGTCAACCAGGTCAAAAACCGGAGGATCGACTGGCAGGCCCGGAATGTCATCGTGAAATTCCATCATCAAATATGGACGTCCCGCGTCGGTTTCTTTGATCGTGAAGACGACTCTCGTTTTGTAGCTCATACCAGCCTCCATTATCCGGCGTCATGCCGGGCCTTCAATCAATAGCCCACAAACACATATCTCGCCACCACCGGTCACGGAGGGCGACGCCTGACTGGAGACAATCCATGAACAACATTCCTCCGCGCCCGAGGGCTGACAAAGCGATGATCCTCGCGGCTTGCACTGTTGTTGCTGAAAAGATCAGCGGCGACGCCGAAACCATCGCCCAGCACTACCGTCGCCACATGGACGGTTTTGAGCTGGCAAAGGAACTCGATAAGTATGCGTCCTGGGACACCACGCGGGATGATATGGAAGCGCTGGACGAGATCGACTATCTCGTAGACCGGGCCGAGGAGCTGGCGGTTAAGGCGTGGGCCGAAGAGTTTAACCCCCAGCCGCCACTGCCTATTGGCACCAGGGTCAAGCAAGGCGTTATCACGCGAATCTATGAGCACAGCCCGGCCACCTACTGCATCAAAGAAGACGGCTGCACCAACGATACGCGCAGCCTGCTCATCAAATTCGAAGATGCGGTAGCCGCTTGATCCGGCTCCATGCCGGGCCGAACACAAATACCTCACTTATACGAATCACGCCAAACAACTAATCCCAGAGTCTGAAGGCCACCATCAACGATGCGCTTCCCAATCTATCGCATCGGACCGTTTAAACGGAGTTCTCACAAATTCCTTTTTATCTGAGCCGAACAATCTGAACAGGAGAAACTTTCTATTAAACCCAAGGTCATTTTTCGCATCTTTCCATGCCTCCTCAAGCTCTGCTCTGAGGGCGTTCTGATAAGCATCAATTTCATCGAGCAGCAGTTTGAATTCAGGATCTCGACGTTGGATCCGCAGCACCCTTTTTACTAGTACCCCTCCCTCATCCCTTAATGCATTAGAAAAGGAATCATCGCGACTAAGTAGAAGCGCTACCTTGGAGTGCATCTCCATTGCAGCCTTGCTGTAATTCCAGTACATATCCGTTTTCTTGAATTCATCTTTGTTACAACAGCCATTAGCTATCAACCGCAGCGTGACAATCAACTCGGAAGCAGCCTGTCTCAACTCGGTCATCCAATTATGGCGAAAGTTGCTGATATTTCCCTGAATTTGAGTTCGCTGAACTCCGACAGTAAGCCACGCAACAAGCAGCGCGACCACTACACCTGCAGCGGCCGGAACAACTGCCGCCCAGTCAGTATCAGAATCAACAAACACTGTCAGCGGCGCATCTTTCGTGCCTACAGATAATGTCGAGTTCCGCTCTACTGATATTCCTTTGCCATCGTATCGAATATCTGCCACGTTCAAGGTAAAGGTTTCCATCGCACAGCCCTGAAAAAGTATTCCCCATCCTACTCATTGCAAAATCAAATTGCCATCAGTCAGTAGGGAGCACCCCACTCAGCCAATCACTCCACCGCCCGGGCCTGCCCCGGCATAGGGCGCCCCATGCCCACAGAAAACCGACATGGCCCGCTGAATTATCCGCTTGAACTCATTTGGGGTCGTCGCGGCGCCGAGCTTCCCGAATGAAAAATGCACCCACAATCACGGGCAGCAGACCAAGCAAAACGATGTCCCAAGCCTTATGTTCGACCGCATTCCAGATAACTACAAACTGCAACACTCCGCACCAAATGAAGTACTTAGTCATGTCTGAGTAAGCCATCGCTGTCCCCTCCTTCGATTTACAAAACAATTTAGCCGAGTATTGGCGAGGTATCCCCATGCCCACAGAAAACCGCAACCATCCAGATGATCAGCCCGCGATCGAGCGCTTGCACCAACGCTACGTCGACAAGATCGACCGATTCTCAGAAGAGCTGATTGTGTTTCAGGACTCGGCCTATGCGATGGGCCTGGATCGCGGCACGCAACTGGCCAAAGGTTGCGTAACGCTCGCCGCCGACCGCGCCAGCCGCTTGTACCTGGCCGGGCCGATGACGGGCATCAAGGACTTCAACTACCCCGCCTTCAACGCTATGGCCGATCGGCTTCGTGCTGCGGGCTACGAAGTCGAGAACCCGGCTGACCACGGCACCGTCGAGGGAGCGGTCTGGGCCGATTACATGGCCTATGACCTGACGAGGCTCGGCCTGTGCGGAATGATTGCACTGCTGCCGGGCTGGGATTTGTCGCAGGGCGCCAAGCTTGAAGTGATGATCGCCGAACACCTCGGCATGCGGGTTGTGAATGCCCATGATCTGGTATCGATGGAGATTGCAGGATAGTGGTTACTATTCTTTGAACTCATCCGTGCGGAGATATAGAGCTCTCAGTAGAGGATGTAGCTTTCGGCTTCATCAGCGGTACATGCTCAGGGTGGGATTCCGATACACTATTATTAATTTCATTGAACGCTTTTATTATTCCATCATTGGCCACCATAATCGTTGCCAATATAACTGTTAACCTTCGGCTATTCGCATATTCGATTTTTTTTCGATCATCAATCTCATCGACCAGCCCCTCTTGAATATCGCGAAAACAGTCTCTGATGCCACACACAAAATCAATCAACCTATGATCCGGAAGCTGTAGAATATTTATATCATCAAAACTTTTACTCAACCCTTTAATTAAATTTTTAGTTGATAGTTCATTGGCATGATCATAGTTAATCAACCCTTCACACACTCTAGAAGCTCTTGAGGATAGGACTTGGAGGGACTTCAACAGCACTACATCCTTTCGATGTTGCTGAATTTGTAATTGCCTGGACTGACTTGAGGCAATCCATACAGCCATGATTATCGCAAAAATCGCTCCAAATGCCTGAACCCATGCTGCCGCGTCTTTAATTGCACCAGACGCATTCAAAACCACAAAAAGCGCCCACCCGATGGAGCCAACCGCTAAAAACGTCCACACAGCCCAAACGCTTGCCAACTTCATGCTTGTTGGAATTTGCATTTTTTTCACCGCGAACCCTCCATTGCCCTAGCAAGATACAGAGCTTGACCAATTTTTCGGACGGGGTCTACGTCCGAAAATCTCCCCCCCTTCAAAGCCAGCCGCTATAGCGGCAAGGATACCTATGCGCCTGAAGAAATCTGAGCGCGAGCAAGTGCGCCTGAAGTACGGCGGGCACTGCGCCTACTGCGGTGTGGTGCTGGGTGAGAAGTGGCACGCTGATCACCTCGAAGCGGTCCGCCGCAACTGGGGCAAGGAGGCGAAGCTGGTTCCAGCGCTCAGCCCAGAAAACCACAACCTCGCCAACATGATGCCGGCCTGCATCCCCTGCAATCTGAGCAAGCACGCCATGCCTCTGGAAGCTTGGCGCGAGTGGATCGCCGGACACGTCAACAGCCTCAACAACTACCACCCAATCTACCGGCTCGCCAAGTCGTACGGCCTGATCGCTGAGACTGGCGCGCCGGTGGTCTTCTACTTCGAAAAGGTGAACCCATGACCGCTATCAAGGAACGGCCGATCCTGTTCTCGGCGCCGATGGTGCGCGCCATCCTGGATGGCCGGAAGACGGTGACGCGGCGGCCGGTCAAAGGGTCAGCCCTGAAATGGCTGGAAGAGTTCGTGCCGGAGTTCGTCGCGCTTTCCGCCAATGAGCTTTGCCCGTTCGGCCAGATCGGCGCACGGCTTTGGGTGCGCGAGACCTGGTACTGCGATCACTTCGAAATCCAGAAAGGCCCGTACCTACAGCCCGCCGACATGCACGACCTTGATCAGTCTCGAGAAGACGGCGAACTGGTGTACGCCGCTGATGGACTGGCGCCCTATGAGCAGGAGCAGCCGACGTGGAAGCCAAGCATCCACATGCCGCGCTGGGCCTGCCGCATCCTGCTGGAGATCACCGACGTCCGCGTCGAGCGCTTGCAGGACATCAGCCGCGCCGATATCCGGGCGGAAGGCCTGGAGTGTCCGCAGGAACTGGCAATCGATGACGTTTCGCCGAATTACCGAGACTGGTACCCGGCGGCTTGGAAGGAGTTGTGGAACTCCACCGGCGGCGACTGGGACGCGAACCCGTGGGTCTGGGTCGTCGAGTTCAAACGGGTGACGCCATGATCGCCCTCGCCTGGTTCGCCTACGTGTACTGCTACAAGGGGCCGCGGTGATGAAAGCGCGCATCGAAAAGAAACTGAGCAAGCGACTGGTTGAATTGCATCCATCCCTGTACCGAAAGGCTTGGCGTGATGGCGAGCATTCTGAACTGGCGTATGAGCAGCGTTCGAGTGTCAGGCACTGCCTCAGTGTTGGAGGCGGCACTGATTATTGGGGCGACGGCCTGGAAGCCTATACGGTGTGGGCTGACTGGCGTAACAACTGGGCCTGGCATGGACCTTTTGAGGCTTACCCTGACGGGCATAACCTCGAAGGCTACCCCGACACCGGCCGTTTCAGGCCGACAACGCGGAACCTGCTGAAGCTGGCTTCCAATTGCGAACTGTCAGAGCGCGCCAAGGCGCGGGCACGATGAAACGCACGGTCAGCGTCCGCACCGAGGAACTGACCGGCCCGGCGCTGGACTGGGCGATCAACGCGATCGAGGGTGAGCAGCTGCCCGCGGCAGGCCAGCTGGATCTCTTCGCCCTGCCCGACGCCGAGCAACTGATCACGAAGTACGGCGTTTGGGTCGATGTTGGCCACCGGCACCCTTGGTTGGCCGATATGACGAACGACCCGCTCAACCGGCAGCCCGGCGAAACCAGAACCATCGCCGTGTTCCGCGCCGTGGTCTTCGCCAATCGCGGCGCCGCGGTGAAAGTCCCCGCCGAACTGATCCAGCAATAACCCCAACCACTCAACAGCCTGCCGGTGTACGGCGGGCGAGGAATTCGTATGTCTGAGAAAAATATCAAAGCCATCATGGAACAAGCGCAAGTGTTCGCCAGCAGCTGGTCGATGGTCGGCGGGCCGTTCGCGGCAGACGATCAACTCGAACGCGCCGAAGAAGAAAAAGCGGAACTGAAAAAGCTGGTCACCAGCGCCCTTGAAGGATCGGTCAACGCCCCGCAAGACGTCGGCGAAATGATCCAGTCGTTACTGGCTTGGCATAAGCGGCAGGCCGACCAGGTCCAGATCATCAGCGACAACGCAAAGGAAGGCGTGACGCTCCAACTCGGCATCGAGGACCCCGTCGAGATCGTTCTGACAAAGGACATGGCCAAGGGGTTGCGGATCGGCCTCGTGCTCGCGCTCGAACGCCTTGGCAAATTACCGATCAGCGTCAGTCATGACGACGATGACGACCTCGATCTGGATGAAGACGAATAACCCATCACCACCTTCTGCCGCCAAGCGCGGCATGGAGCATCACCAATGAAAAAAGAGCTGATCAAGATCAGTGAATTCCAGCGCCGGCGCTGGGGTGAAAACGGAACACCACCCTGCCCCCAGGCGATCCGCAACTACATCCGCAACGGCAAGGTGCCCGGCGAGCAGATTGGCAAACTCTGGTACGTTGATTGGACGGCGTTCAGCCGTTCGGACGGCAATGATCTGGTCGCGATGGTATTGAAAGGAGCTGCATGATGGTCCCACGGCCGCGCAACAAGGCGAACAAGAGCCTACCGCAGAACCTGTACTTCGATTCGCGGCGCTCGACCTATCGCTACCGCCGGCCCACCGACGGTAAGTGGTTCCAGTTCGGGTCTGACCGGATTAAGGCGATCGATGCCGCGAAGCAGTTGAATCTGGAGTTCATGCGCGGCGCTGACCTGGTCGGCGCCGTAATGGGCAGCACATCGGAATCGTTCGCCGGCTTCCTGGACGCATACGAACGCGACGTTCTGCCGCCGAGGGAACTCGCAAAAGGAACGCTGGGCTTGTACGCCGTGCATTTCCGTCGTTTCAGGAAACAGTTCGAAGGCAAAGCCATCGATCAGATCACGATCCGCATGATCGCGCAGATGCTGGACGCCCTCACCCCGCGCACTGCCAACCAGTGCCGCGCGCTGCTGATCGACATCTTCAACCACGCAGCGGCAAAAGGGCTGTGCCCGGATAACCCGGCCGCCAGCACCATCAATCGAATTGAGAAGAAGCAGCGCAAGCGACACACCGTCGAAGGCCTGAAGGCCATTCGGGAGAACTCACCGTTCTGGCTGCAGAACGCAATCGACCTGGCACTGATCACCGCGCAGCGCCGGACGGACATCTTAAATATGCGGTTCGATGGTGTTCGGGAAGGGTTTTTGTATGTGGTTCAGCAGAAGACGGCCAAGGCCAGCGACGCGGCTTGGATCCGGTTCAAAGTAACCGAAGAACTCCAGGCAGTTATCAGCCGGTGCCGGGATGACATCGTCTCGCCCTACCTGATACATCGCCGCCCAGACCGCAAAAAGCAGAAGCAGGCGCAGACGAAGGACCACTGGACGCAGGTCGAAGAGCGATATTTGACGCGAGCCTTCAAGGAGGCCCGGGATGCGGCGGGTTGTTACAAGGGATGGAAGGAAGAGGAAATGCCGGGCTTCCATGAAGTGCGAGCGCTGTCGCTGCACCTGTATCAGAAAGCCGGGAAGGACGGTCAGAAGATCGCCGGCCACGCCAGCGAGACCATGACGAAGAACTACCAGAAGGACCATGCCGAGATCGTCTGGTCAGAGGCAATTCCTGATCTGAATATCAGCGAAATCACCGGGTAG